TGCATCCCCAAATATAAATCAAGATCTTTTGGACTCAAAAAATTCAGATGTAATTAATTGGTTTGATTTAACAAGAGCTGATTTTGGTTTAGAAGATTACGCTGAATCAGATAATTTGTATTTTACTTCTATTGAAGCAGTAAATGAAAATGATAATGTAGAAATTTGGACAGATTATACATTTAATTCTGAAGAAAAAATTATCAACACTGATAATTTAAACGATAATACATCATTAAATTATTTTGATACAGAAGAAGAAATTTATAGAGTAAACAAACTTCCAATTAGAGCAAAGTATAAAACTGATGCGACAAAGTATATATCTCCATCTATTAGATCTGGATGGTATTACCAGGATGAGCACAGATTTATATATGCAAGACCAAAGACTGAAAGAAGCTCAAACAGCAAAGAAACGATACTGGATCAGCTAGCCAGAAAAGGCTCTCCAGTTTTAGTTTCTACAATAGATTCTTCTGGTTCAACAGTAAATTATATGCAAGTTGCTTTCCACGAAGAGGCTACACCATCTTTATATTCTCATTACAACTATGAGTACATTACCTCTATAAATGGATACTCTCTCTATCTTGCATACGAGAACGTTTTTGATGTTACTATTGTGGATACTTATACGGGAGAGACTATAATTTCTGGAGAATCTTTTTCCTCTAATGCAATTAATTTTGTCTCCACAATGCAGACTACTCCTTTGGTAATAGGTAGAGAATATAAGGTTACATATAGAGTATTGCAAACCTTTAATGTTGACAATCAATATTTTAATGAAGACGATAATAGCTACAGAACAAAAGTGTCTCTTTTGAGTACTCCAAATGGAAATTATAACACTTATGTAACTTATGAATCTTCTTTTTATGATGATGATTTTGAATTGCCAGAAGTTAAATTAAATCCACTTTACTCCACATTGGATGAAGGGTTCGTTTATCTTTCTCATAATGAATATGACTATGATACATTTGACTATATTCTTTCTCCAAAACAAACTTTGGCAGATGGAAAAGATTTTATGGTATTAAATATCTTTTCTAAAGATGTTAATGGAAACCCTAAACCATATATTGATTTTAATATTTCAGGACAGAATATATCAGCAACTCCAAATTTAATATCTACAAACGTTGAAGGATATGGATCTGGAATTGTTAGATACTCTGGTCCAAATGTTCCGTATGAAGAAGTTAATTACTTGTACATTGAAGATCCAGATAACCAGACAGCAACTGTTCAGTACATGGTAAAGCCAGATTACTATGGCGCAAATAGAATAACAGCTGAGGTTGACAAAAAGATCATCACCGCTGACAGTGTTCAGTATGTAAATATTATAGGAAAAACAAATCCAAATGTAGATGTTTTCTGGAGAAAGTCTAGAAACTTAGCTGACCTATTTGACACTCCATACAGCTTGAATACCTCTAGCCCTGGAGCTTCTAGATCTGCTGGAAAAATTGTTTCTGAAAGCTCTGGAAGATTTATCATTGGACCATTTGTATCTCAGCCAGATGCAACGCCAGGCTATTGGTTTGCATCTGTAGAAACTGAGTTCCAGTTAGGCTCCAGCTCTACTCCTTCAACCACTGCCGGAGACATAGTATACTGGTACGAAAAATATGACTCCTTGCAGTCAACATTGGACGAACCAGTATTTGCTCCAAATAATAATCGCAACCAAAGCAAGGGTCATTATGCAGACAATAAGGCAATTAAAGTAAACAGTTTGACAGAAAAAGCTTACTATAATGCTAGTGCCACCCCAACTTGGACTCTTCCAGATTGGTACCCGATAAGCAAGTATACTCAGTATCAAATGGGTCTTTTAGGCGCAACTCCTTATGTTATTGAGTATTCTGATACATATCCAGATTACGAAGAGGAATAGTTTGTGAAAGCTTTTGAAAACAAAACGAATACAGGGAATGAACCAGCAGTTAAAAAAGGAAACTCCCTCCCCTCAGATGCAGTTAATATAGGATATTTTTCAACAGAAGAAATAACACCAGAAAGACATCTTACTGTAACTGACATTTCTTCTTCTATTCCAGAAAATGTTTCAAGCGGTTTTGCTGCAGAAACCGACACCATAATGTACGCTGATGAATTTGGTGTACTAAGGTATGTTAGAACAAACGCTGAAGTCGGACAGATCGCTGGTTCTCCTATCGTTCATAACTCAGAAGTTTCAATTAGCAATAAGCTAATGAACTATACTCAAGAAGAAATTAATTATAATTTTACTGGTAGAGAAAATGATTTTGAATCAAATTTCTTTGTTCATAGTTATTATGTTAGTACAGACTATGTTTTATTAAGTTCAAGCGTTACTGAATATCAGGGAATGGAAAATTCTTCTGAGTTAAGAAACCCCACTGCTCATAACATCAAGGTTGTTAATCATTTTGGAAAAGAAGATGAAGCAGTTAAGTATAAAATATTATTAGAGAAATATACAAACAACAGAACTCTTCCAACTATGTCTGGAACAAACTATGAAAGCTTAGATCTTTATAGAATAGTTGTCTTGTTAGAGCAAGCAGATCCTCAAAACTTATATTTAATTTATGATAAGTATGAAAAAGATGAAGAAAATATTCCATATAATCCATTCTTTGGATATAAAGAAAAAATTAACTCAGTTCCTTTTTATAATTATGTTTCCGAAGAATCAGAAGTTGTAGATCCAAGTTCAGCTAACAAAAGAGTGTATTCAACTCAGCTTTTTTCTTACAAAGAAAATGATCTTTTAAGAACAAGAATTTCTAATGATGGTTGGAAAATATATACACCCAAAAAAGCCATACAGGATCCAAGAACTTTTCAGAGTTTTAACTGGAGATTAATAGCAAAAATTAATTATAACTTTTCTCAAACTAGAAACATTTATTCCAATGATGAAAGACCAGTTATAAAAGTAGGGGTATTATATTCGGGCCCAACAGATGAAGCAAAGAACGCATATGTTTTTAACAATATGCAGGAATCAATTTTCAATATTCAAAATTATATTTTTACAAATCCAAACGCACAACCAGGATTAAATCAATCTGAAAAAAATTACTGGTTAGTTGATATTGATAATTTAGCTAATTCTTATTCTAATTATGATTTATTAATTTGGACCCCTACTAGAACAATTACATCTCAACAAGCTACAACTGTAGAAAATATACTTGCTCAAAATATTTCTGTTCTTGTAGATATGTCAACTTCTTCATCTGTTTATTCATCAGGTTTAGAAAAATTTGGATTTACTGGTTTAACCGTACAGAATACGAGTTCTGGAAATCTTACTATAGCAGATGATACTTACAGAAACGGCAACACCTCAATGCAGGCATGGTCGTTGTCTGAGTATTCAGAATCATCAACTACCGGAAATAAAACCTATAGTATATTTGGCAAAAGAAAAGACGTTCTTAACAACAATAGCCTAATACCATTACCAACTTTTGTTGGTGCTATAGCTACGAATTCTCTTTCGACAAGTATAGTAAATGTTGGAAGCAATAGTGCGGTAATAAAAAGAAGTGCTCGTACAACATCTCCATTTCCTGCATCTTTAGTGGTCACAGCAATACCATTTTTACAGCTAGTTAATGACACAGTTTCCGCAGAAGGAACACAAACATCTAATAATGGTCCCAGAAATATATATCAAGTTGGAACTATAGGCAATCAAACAACAACTGGAATAAGCGAAATAGTTGTTGGGCCCAATAAGTTTTTTTACAATATAGTATCAGACATTAATAAAACAAAAGTAAATAACTTTGCTGCTCAAAACACAAATAATAGCTCAACTGTACTATGGCATGTTTCTCCATGGAGAAGTTCCTGGACAATAAATGGTCGAGTAAACAACAATAGAATAACAGTTTTGAGTGAACAAGAAAAAATTGAATATAACTTTGGATTAAAAACAGCCATTGGATCAACTGAATCAAAATTTTACAGACAAGTATCTCCATCTATAACTCAATTGTTAGCACAAGACTTTGAGGGCACCATTAATGGCGTAGACGCACAGAGTATAATTAATCAAGATTTTAGTAATGTTGATTTTTATTTGGAATCAACTAATCCAAATGTTACTTTTATTAACTTTGATAACATTAATGAAAGAGTTTCTTCTGGCCAAGAAACTTTAATCGGTCAAGCCTCTTTAAGCTATAGATTATTTAAATTAAGTACTGTAGCTAAAAATCAAATAGCAAGCACAAACAACTCTTCAGTATCTTTAGATGCAGTGTCTAGCGTATTGTCCGCAGAGCTTGACATATCTCCTGGCTATCCTTATATTATAACAAATAGTTCTCAATATCAAGAAAGAACTGGCAATAATATTAGGACTCCTAATGATTTTCTACCAGGAAGTCAAGACGTAAGAGATTACAGTTTTGCGTTGAATACTCAAATTTCAATAAACGAAATTACAAAGACGGTTAATAGATATAGAATTTATTGGTCCACCCCATTTTCTAGTGTAGTTAGTGGCACAGGCAACTTTGCAAACTATACAATATCAAAAGGTGGAATTTCTGGAAGCCTTGCAAGAACAGATTACACAGTGGCCCAAAGTAATGAAGATAAAATAAAAGTCAAAAAGTCATTTTCTCCATTTAATAATTATGATTATCCATCAAGAATATTTTCTAGAACAGATATAAGATCTGTAGATACTGACTCAACAGCTTCTTCTTTAAATAATTTTCATTACACTGGTGATATTGATGCCGGCAATAGATGGGACGAATACTTCTTAGGTAAAGACTCGACTACTACAACTACTACTAGTGGAACAACAGTTAGGACTACAGCAGTAAGAGGATCTAGGGTTTCTGAGGCAACAATGAGAAATGCTATATTGTTCTCTACTTTTATCACAGGTTATATAGATGAATCTGAAGCCTTCTCCGGTTTGTGGGATTCTTTAGTCTTAAGCAAAGATGGATCTGAAGCTATTTCTTTTTTAACCTATTTTGTTAGATGGATGGATGATTTTGGTGAATCAAAAATGCCAGGAGGACCTGTTAGCGGTGGAAAGAATTGGTTGATAAATAATTATTTTGCTGGTACGCCAAAAAGTTTTATTGCCGATAATTTTATTGCGCAAAATCCATCAGTTTTTTATGCTTCAGAAACTACTTCAAGCAGTAGTTCTTCAGGAACAACACCTCCAACAAGAAATGGTTATTCAGCTGACTTTGTAGAATACATACAATATACATTAAAAAAACGTGGTTACGACGTAACAGTTAATGGAATATATGATTCTAAAACTGCAACTGCAATTAGGTTAATGCAGCATAGATTGAGTTTTAATTTTGTAGATGGAATAGTCGACTCAGAAACAAAGTCAATTTTAGCTGTTTATTGGTTGAACTTATACAAAAATAATACAACAGCCTTTGATGATCAAGTTAGAAATGCCCCAAGCGGAGTTGCAAAGTACATTAATGCAGCAGTACAGTACTCTGATATTGCAAACATAGGAATACCTGGAAAAGAATATAGAAGAATTAGTTTTACTGGAGTCCCTGGCCCAACTGAAATTGTTGATTATTTTATATGCAAGGTTCCACAAGTAGCAACAGGACAAAAAATCCATTCAGTTACTATAAAAACAGGCGGATGGCCAGCTGCAGTTGAAACAGTTTCTGTGTATGAACAAAATTTTGATATTACAAAATTTTTTACAAACAAAGTTGAAGGTGCCAAAATCCCTAATGCCCAAGCTAAGGTTTCATGGTTACCTGGTGATCAAGTTATAGCAGCAAACAGTACAAGATTAATCAATTTTGACACGTATGATGGTGTAGAAAATATTAAATATGTAATGATTAAACTTAAAAGCAGAAGACTTTCATCAAAGTACGGACCCAATGCTGAGGGATTTTCTATATCAGACATTAGTTTTTCTTTATCGGCTGATGGACAATCGATTCCTCCAGTATATGGAACATCTTCTACGTTCAGCGGTCTAGCAAATGGAACGATTAGTGGATATACAGATATTGAATCTGGTGAAGAAAAGTCTTTAGACTTAGCAACCCTTCAAACCTTGACTAACAGTGCAACGTTTGTTGAGTCAATTCAAGTTAATAACATAAGTTTTTCCGTGACTAACTCTGGAGTATTAAAAAATATAGTTCACACTTTGCCAAGCGCAGAAATACAAAGAAAAGATAAATTAAATTCATCTTATTCTTTTACTGAAACATACGGAACAGATGGCAACATTGCAATATCTATAGATCCACTGTCTTCAAATCTTAGTTTAAGAAATTTTAATCCGACTATATCTTCGGCTGTTATTATGTCGGCTAATAATACATCTACGACTACACCTTCCAACGCATTCAGTTTATTGCAGGTTCAGGGTAGAAGCAATCTTTATTTATTAAAGACAACAAATGGAATTCAATACGATTCAATTGAAACATCACCAAGAACAAATGTAACAGGTTATTATATAGCAGACGCTGACAATATAGGCAGCAGACAAAATACAAAATTAACAATAAACGTTAGAGACGGATTAGTCGTTTTAACAGATGCACTTGGAAGACCATCAGGTTTCCCTAATTTTAATAGCTATGTTCCAGCTAGTGCTAATAGCATATATGGTTTTGGATTTATTAATCTTCTTTGGTCAGATGCAACTCCGGCTCCTTATGGTTTAGATTGGCAGTTTTTATATATTAACCCTACGAATAGACAAAAAACATTCTTGGGTAAAAAGATAAGTTATCAAGAATATGTTGACAAGGGAGTAAATAATATTTTCATAGGACTAAACGCTTTTGATGCTGACAATAATAGAGATACAGAAAGCAATATAGTTGAAGGTGGATCTAGAAATAGTCAGATTCAAACATCAAATAGACCAACTAGATATCTTTGTCCTGTATATTCTGTAAAGGTTAAAAATAGACCAAAAATTTCTGTATCTAGCCCATCTAATACTCTTTCTAAATTTGATACTTGGTACGTTAATTTAACACAAGGAAAATTCATTAAGAGAATCACTGTACCTATTTCATACAATTTTACTAATTGGATGAAAGAATATAGAGGTAAAGAAATTAAAGCATATTATGACACGACTACAATAAAAACTCCATATTCTTCTATCTTTGGTTTTGGGTACTATGATATATATGAAGAGAATCCAAAGATCATTTCAGATAATGAAATTAAACTTAGACAAGAGAAAGTTCATGCAGTTCAGGAACAGTATGATAAACTATTCCCTGGACTAGGAGTAGCTGCTAATAGTTACACAGACGCAAGTCCCATCGTTCCTTGGATAAAAGTGCAAGTAAAAAATTCAAATGGTAAATGGGTTGAAGTTTCCAAAAAAGATATTAGAAGCTTTGATAAACACACTGGAACAATAATGTTTAAAAGAGAACTAGTCCCCTTGCAAGAAAAAGATATTAAAGTAAACTATACAATTAAAAATTCTAGCATTATGGTTCATCAAATAGATGGACAAAGACTTAACATTAATCCATACAATGGTTTAACTATAGATAAGCCGATCTTCATATATGCTCTTCCAGTCAAGTGCGAAGAAATCAACAATGGAGTAACAACAGATGTTCAAGGCTTTTCCAATGCCGGACCTGTAGCGTTTACCTACGATGCATCCATATTTAATATTAATTCAACAAAATATAATCCATTTGCTCTGCACCTGGCAACAATAACAGTTAATAACTTCTATGATTTTAATAATGTAAAAGTTGAAGACATGCGAGTTAAAGGTGGGGGAATTAAACATAATGTTGATATAATTAAAGAATACGAATCAAATAAAGATGTTCTTTCTTTTGCCGACGTATATTCTGGTAAGGGCTTCTTACACGCAAATGGTGGATATGTCATAATTAGAATACCAAAAGAAGTAATTAATAACTTTAGTTCTAAGCAGGACGTGTATAATATAGTTAGAAATAACTTAACTGCAGGAGTTAGTTTTGATATACAAGATGTTGATGGCACCGATTGGAGATCGATCATAGATGTTGAATAACCTAGGTAACTATATAGCTTCTTTTGGTTCTGATTCTAGAAAAAATATTCATTCAGTATTACAAAATTCTAGATTAGAAAAAGAAGAAATTGGAAAGATGATAGCCAATCTCTCATCATTTACAACTGCTGCAGACTACGTGCCAGTTTTTGTTTCTCCTTTAAGCACAATTCAAAGAGAAGGTTTGATAGATCTTTTTAGGGATACGGAGTTAAGAGTCAAGTCATTGTACTCTATTTCTTCTACTCTTTCTGTCTTATCATCTTCTATGGAGAATATATTTGGTGGAGAAATAAAAAAACTTGAAAATGACATAGCATATCTTTCTAGTTATATTGATAATTATTCTTTTATTTCACGGAGAAGATGATCTTTATAATGTTAATTTTATAGAGAATTTTGATAACGATCAAAACAGCTATCAATATGATAACTATAACTCTTTTGCTATTCCTGACAGAAGTGCAAACGGAAACCCAAATCCATTTTCTTCTTCAGAAAAGTCATACGTGGATCCATTTACTGGATCCTTAAAATTCTCTTCAACAAAAGAAGAAAATATATCTACGATTGAAGAATCTAATATTGAGTCAATATCTTTTGATTCTAATTTTTCTAACCAGTTTATCAGCAGTGATACTGGAATTAAAAACTTATTATCTGGTAACTCAAATAACTCCTGGAACATAACAGTAAAGTCTCCATCGATTATAGATGAATCAATATTTTCTCAAGATAAATACTCACTGTATAAAAACTCTTCAGCTAATGATCCAGGGATAGAGGTTGCAGTAAAGGTAGTCTTGCGCAGCCCAGTCAATGCCTCTAGAATAAGAATTTCTCCAAACATTGGCTACGGATTATACGCAACCCAATTGTTGCTGCAGAGAGCCCAATCAAATACGCAAAATTCTCAGTCAACTGAAAACAATTTTGTACCAATCTTGAGAGATTCTATATATTCGGAAAAGAATATTGACATAGATTTTCCTGAACAAAATATTAAATCTTTTATAATATTTTTTAAACAAAGAAAATATAAAAGAATAAAAATTACTCCTCAGCAATCTGAAATAAACTCTAAACTAATTAATTATTTAGCTAAAAATATTAGATTAGAAAGAAAAAAGAAACATGATATATTACAAGATTATGTAATTGATTTCTTTTTAAAAGATTACAGTAGGAATTTTGTTCTTAAAAATAAAGAAATATATTCATATAACTACTCAAAGTATTATCCAACTTCTCAACAGGGTAAGCAAGTTCAAATATTGGGAGCTAAAGACAAGCAAACAACTCCCTCTGATGTGGATTCCTTCAATAGATTTAAAAATGCAGATGCAATTAGCAATATGGTTTTTTCTATAGTAGCTTTTTCTATAGGTTCAAAAATTAGGTCCATGAATCCTACGGTTTATGTAGAATCAAATTTAAGATCTGTTATTAAAGGAATAGAATCTTATTCTTCAGGTGGCATTGTTCCACTTGGAGACTCTAATAACTCAGAGCCCAACTCTCACTTTGTTAATGAAATAAATTCTCCTTTTACAAAAAACGATGCAATACAGAGTATGAATAATATGCAGGAAGCTAACGTATATGAATATATGTTATCTATTAAAAATATAGCATTGATGACTGTAAGAAATATTGCTCAAGCAAATCTTTCCAAAAGAGCACAGTACACAAGTAAAAGACTTCCTCTCGAGTCAAGACCAATGTCAGTCAAATGCCTGGTTGAAAGAAAAACAACAGCAGCTTTATCTTCTGCGACATTTTCTGATCCAACATCTATAGAGCTTAGCGTTTCAGTAGAGGACTCTCCTACATCAGAGGCTCATTGGAGGCCAATACTTCCAAGCAATGCAGTAGATGTGCCTTCAGAGTTATTAATATTTGATAACTCTAATAAGAGAGCGTTTTTTAGATTTGCTCCCCTTCAGGAGTCTGTGGTTATATATAAAAATGGAGAACCAATACCATCCACATCATTCCAGGTTACTGGCACGTATGTTACTATTGGAACCCTTGATCCGACCGCAGTATACGTAACTAAATATACTCCATTGAATTTAAAAACAAGTAAAGAAATACAACTTTTTTCTGGCAGCTTAGCATCTCCTGCTTTAGTGTCATCTTCCACGATGGGTCAGTCTGGGGAGTACTTTTCTTCTATTAATTATGATATGTCAGTGCAGCTTTCGCAAAATCCTTACATTGATAGAGTAAAGTTCTCTAATGCACAATACAATATATACACGGGTACAACAACTAGTTCTAATACTAGTTTTGGAAATTTTGATTACTCAAACTATTCTCCAGTTAAAGTTATATTTGATGATGGAACAACTGCAATTAACATAACTAATTACCTATTAGACGACAATCAGGTTCCATCTTTTACTGATTCTACAAATAGTTTTTATTTTATTCATTATGATAAAACTATTATTTTTAATAAAAAACCAACTCAACCATTTAGAGTCTTGTATCATTATATTCAAGACTCTTTTAGATACAGAGTTGTATTTAGATCTTTAAATTCAACATCTGAAAATTATTCATTAGATAGAATTATATTTAAATTTTCTTGCGAAAAAGAAAATGTAATTGAAAATAAATTTATCAGATATGATAACATCTTTAAGCCAAGATTAGTGTAAGGAAACACAATGACTCAACTATCAACAGACTCTTTAGTTTATTCACAAATTGTTTCTAGTGTTCAAAAGTTTATAACATCTTATGTAGAGAATTCAAATGTTTCTCCAAAAGATTTTGACAAAGCTTATCAAGAGCTTTTATTCAAAATTAAAAGTTCTATAGGCGGTCCGGTATCTAAGTTAGATTTTTTAAATAAAGGTGATATTCCTTCTTCAGAAAGATTAAACAAATTTGTTCAACAGCTTGCTGAAGATATAAATATAATGACATACCAATTCAATAGTTTGACAGCAAGTTATATTAATTCTTTTAATATGTTAAATGAAGAAATAGAATCAGAAAAATCTTCAATAGGAAGAATAAGATCAAAAATTGGTGCGCTTGAATTATATTCAAATAGTGGCTCAAACAACATAACTTATCTTGGTGATCTATTAAATAATATGGATCTTATAGATATGAGTAAGAGCAAAAATGTTTTAGTCTGCGATGTCACAGAGGGTGTAGCTACTCTTCCTAAAAAAAATATAACAAAATGGAAATCAAAAGTTTCTTTATACAATCAAAACTATAACAATTTTGATCAGAATAGAAATACACATCCATTTGGTATATCTAATGGTCTTCCCGGCTGTAACTTTTTGTTTACACGAGAAACAGTTAACTCTATAACAAATCCATTTTTGTTTCAAAAAGATGCACTAACTGTTAAGTCTGACGTATTAAAAGTGGCAGATGAAAGCCCAATTTCATTTTTTGAATACGAGGCAGTTTCTATACCAACTAGATCAACGATCTCCGCTTCAACCACAGAACAAAGACCTGAATATGAGTTTCAGTATATTAATGGTACAAATTATCTCAACTGGGCTTCTTTTGATTCTACTAGGCCTTTAAAGATGACCGTTGAATTGACTTCAACAAAGTCTTCTGGCGAGAACATAAATTACATATCTATAATTCCATTTTTTGGTTATGACAATACTGGCATGAACGCACAGATTAAAAATGTTAAAGTTACTTCTATTCAGCTTTATAATGATACAAAAACAGAAGCTCCATATGAGCTTATTAATACAGGACCAGTTTATATAGGGGCAGATATCTCTGGTGCAAATATTAATAACTATAAAAACTATTCATACAATAAGGGTGTTTTTAGATTTCCAGAAGTTTTAGTTAACAAAGTCTACATAACATTTGAGCAGGAATCTTTTAATGATGTTCAAATAAAACATGCGTACTGGACCCCATATAGTTCTTCTAACTTCCAGAACGCAGTAGCGACCACGCCAACATGGAAAGGTCAAACACACTTTAATCCGGATGCGACTATGCCCGATAACTATGTGGCTGGATCCTTAAGATGGAATAAAGCAGCGATAGTTCCGGCTATGGATAAACCAAATGAAATTAAATCCAGAGCAACTGAGTCTGTTAGGATGGATTTAACATACGCCACAAGTTCTCAAATTGCAAACAATGTTTTAAAATTAACTAAGTCAACTACTGAGTCAGCTTTTTATAGCTCAAGAGAAGCTTTTAATGGAACAGCATATTACATATTTAGACAGGTTCCATCTATTAGTTTAACTTCAGAAATTGTAAATACTATAAAAGCTGCAATCACATCTTCAACAACTCCTGCTCCCTGCGTTTTTATACCAGAGTCTGAGTCTTTATCTAGTATAAAAATAGATGTTAGCACTGTATCAATAAGTGCTGCTCCAAATCAAGTTATAACTGTTAACACATCGGAGCCACACAACTTGTCTGTGGGAAGTTTAGTTTATTTAAAGGGTCCTGTAGAAATTGGAAATACACCAATTGCTCTTGATGCAATCTACACAGTAGCAACTCGAGTAGATTCTGACACATTTACCGTAGCTCATACTGGGACTACGCCCTTAAGTGCTGGAACATCCCCAGCAATTCTTCTTTCCTGTTTTCCCGTTTACGCCTTAGGCACTGCCTCCTCTTTGACAACAGAAGTCCAACAAAGACCTGTAACTAGAAATACATCTGAGACAGTCTGGCTTAAGAGAAATTATGAAACAATAAATGCAAAAAGAGCAAGCATAGGCGTAAGAGATATATTCTTGGGTAAAGAAACCTACTCTGAAAAAGCTGAGATAATATCAAAGCCATTCTATATTTATGACAATATAGATCTTCTTAGCCTTGAAGTTTCTGATCAAGTTCCTTCTACAGATGAATCTTCCACCAGTATAGATTACTATGTAAGTGTAGATGACGGATCAACTTGGATTCAAATTTCTCCAACTCAAAGAAATTTTGTTGGAATTCCAGAAATATTAGCATTTAATCAAAACGTGCCAAACACGAGCATACTACCTCAAATAGCATACTATAATTATCCAGAAGTTCCAAATCCAATTAAATCAATAAGATTTAGAGCAGTAATGAAAAAAGATAGAAATAGTAATGTGACTCCAATTTTAGGTTCGTATAAATTAGGAATAAGGTTTAAACAATGAGTATCGAAAGAATTCAAAAAGAAAGATTCTTAGAAACGATTTTTAAGATATATCGTTCTTTAGGTATGGAACCTAGCTACAATGATATATCTATTATATTTGGTCAATATTTTAGTCTTAATAAACCTGGAGAACCAGTACCTATTCCTTACAGTGACATGAATGCATCCAATACAATAGATGTCAACCTTCTTAATAAAATAATGTCTACCCTTTTGTATAACGTAGATGTGTTATATGATTCTTTTCATACTGATGTAGATGAACTATATTCAATTATTTCTTCTTATAAATTTAGATTAGAAAATTTAAGGAACAAAAGAGCAGAGGTAGAAAAAAGAGTAGATGACCACCTGTTCTCTATAAAGAATACGGATGGATTTTACTATAGTATTTCTAACGCTTTTAATGATTTAGATCAAACAGATATAGCATATACAGATGCCTATGTAGATACTGAGTCAAGAAAAGTTACTCTTCCAAAGATGTCTTCTGGATTGTTTAACTATGTAGGAAATATTCTTAGCACTACACAATCAGCAGAGGTGGCTATATTTTTTGATGGAGAAAGACGAGACCTTCGTCAAGGGGTTGACTTTAGTAATGTTTTTAACGGATTAAATAATTCGCAATGGAATTATGTGGCGCAAGATGGAACCAACGGTCACAAGTCAAACTCAATAGGTTTGTGTACATTGAAGGTAAGCGTTCCTGTATCTTCTCTGCAGTCTGCTGGAATCTCTGTAGTAGAAGGAAAAATTATTTCAAGAAAAGCTGTAGACATATCAGTTATTGTTAATGATGCGGTATCTAATTCTAATTCATTATATTTTTCTAAAAATGGATCTACAGATTATGATGTTTTTTCTTTTAACTTTGAACCAAAATCAACTTCAAGAGTAGACATATTCTTTGCTAAAGCAGAACCAGATTATGTAATTACAGAAGAAAATCAAACAAAAAGATATGTGTATGAATTTTGCATAGACGAATTGGTTATTGCTGCACCGTACTATGACTCGTCTGCAACCTATTATAGTAATAGAATGGAAATTGTAGATAAGAAGAATGAAAACTTAGTCGTTGATGCAGTGATGTTGGAGACTAATGATCAGGTCCCTGCGGGTTGTGCAATTAATTACTACGTCGCAGAAGATAATGGATCACAGCAAGATGTTAGACTTCTCAATTGGACAGCAATATCTCCCACTACAACAGCAGCATCTTCAGAAGAAAATATAGTTAGATTTAATGGAACAACACAAATAGCAATGACTGTAGCTGATCCAACTAATAGTTCTATATTGCCGACGGATCAATCTTTTATTAGAATACCAAGAACATCAACTTATTTAAATCCGATACCTAATTATTTTTATCAAAATGATTCCAACAATATAGGTTTTAATCTCTATAGATTTGCAAAGTTTCCTGATGGAGTCAATCCAATAAATCCATACATCTTAGAGAACGTAAGTAGTAATCAATTAAAAATAAACTATGTACAGGGAACATCCTTAGACCAGTCCTCCTGGCAAGAAATATTAGCAGGATATAGAACTGATGTTGTGGTAACAAGTGATCAAGCAGATATAAATTCTACTGATACACTATTCTCTGGCAATAACATACCCAATGGAAGCATTAGGCTATCAACTAATGTCTATGCGGACACTGACGCTCTTTATAATAAGAGATTCTTAAAGAACGCAGACGCCCAATATTGGGATGTTAACATATTCTTAAACGGAAGACAGTTAGCAAGAATTGAGCCTGGTGTTCTTTCATCTTCTATTACCTGGAATTTTAACAGAGGAGAAAACTCAATTGTTATTATCATCAACAAGTCCGCGAATGTTACTAGCAGTTCTACAACCTTCCAGGGAAGCATATCTTTAATGGAAGGAATGTCTATTTCCAATACCGTTGGTTTAAAGGCCTATCAAAACTATTTATTTGCTGTTAAAGTAGAAGACTTAAGAAGACTTTATTCAAATACAGATAACGTTTTTTCAATTATTAATAGAGAAAATACAAACGAAATAGTTTATAGAAGAACACAAGAATTGTCAGCTGGAAGTGTGGTTAATTATCTTCAAAACATAGATAATGGAATCACCGGATTAAGAGTCAGAGCAGATCTCTCAAGAGGACAAAGCGCATACTCAAGTCCAGCAATAGTATCTTACAAGTTAAAATTTAGACATTAGGAAATGTGATGACAAAAAGTTATTCAGAAGAAAATAAAAGAGAAACAATTCACGAGCCAAATTTGTCTAGACAAAGACTTCCGTTTTTGGGTCCTATCCCCTCGCACATACTTAATTTATATCAGGATCAATTTATTGTTGACTCATCAAGATTAAATGATAGGGCAGATGAGCTAACTGATATGCTGTACAATCTTTCAGTCGACTATTCAAGTGATTTTAACTTGGCTACACCAAACCAGTACGTAGATCAAAGCATAGATGCTACGCTATACTTTAATTACATTAATTACGATAGAGAATTAGAAGATTATACATTTTCTTCTTCAACTCCATACTATGAAGATTCTTTAATCTTTAACAAGTACGGAATTAACGCAGCAGCATTAGCTTTGTCTCAACATAAGATTAAAATTTTAGAAGATTTAATAGGAAAAAAGGAATAAAAAGTGTCAGAATTTATATATACAGAAAAGAAAAGCCAGCAATATCATGGTCCTATTTCCAGCTCAGACTTTAACCAAAGAATAGAAGAAAACTATTCAGACTTACTCTATCTATACAACAAGTATGGTGTGTTGGATAAGAAGGTTTCTGAAATTATTGAAAGAGTTATTAAGGAGAATTTATTCTTGTCAGCAGCAATACAAGATATTCTGGACAGAATAAGAGCAATTGAAAGCAAGAACACTAATCAAATTTCTTTATACACCAAGTCTCAAATAGACTATACTCCATTCATTGGCACCCAGTATGCTGTTACAGCAAGCGAAGCCTTAGATTACAATGAGTATTATAATCAACTTACCTTACCAAAAGTCACTGGCTCTTCATTTTCTAAAATAAAGTTTATCAATGCAGAGCATGGTCAGGTAATCCCAGACTTCTTGGAAACAAGAATAGACAACTCTTTAGCTGGAGGAGATAGCGCTGGAGCTGTCATTGACACTACTCCAGTGCAGAACGCTTTCCTAGATCAGCCAGACAAGGTATGGAGAAGAAACGTTATATTAAATGAAGCAAACCCATTGGGCGTTAGCATGTACCTTTACATTAAGATACCTTCAGGCTCAATAGGTTCATCCTTAGCCAACTGCATTAAGATGACCCCTTATCCAGCAAATGGTGTAGACATTGTTAGAGTTGAGTATTCTACTAAAGCAAACCCAACTTTATCAGATAAAGATGAGTACAGACCACTTAACCCTGGCTACTATGACGAGCAATACGATGCGGTAGGAAAAGTTGCGCCAGGTGGCTGGCAGACTTTTGGTTCCGATATAATTCAAAATGCTGGTCCAGTTAACTTCTTGTTTGCAGAGACTTCCGTTACCGCAGTCAGAGTCCTTTTGAGACAAAAGAACTATGTTATTGAAAACAATAAGTACGTCTATACTTATGGTCTATCAAATATAGATGTAAGATATGACAAGTATCTACCAACTGGTAAAGCATTTATTAAATTTAACGCTCCAGCAGGAAAAACGATTAATGAAATTACAAATGTATCACCAAAAATATATAATGTTTCTCAGTCGTTGGTTTCTCAAATATCTAGCTACAGAGTGTTTTATCCAAATGGCTCAACCTATAGCCCTAATTCGAACACGGGATCCTCAAATTTAGTTTACATTGAGTTAACTCTCAATATGCCAGACAATAAGATCCCAGTAGTTGTCTCAGATATCATTGTTCAAGCTGATTATAACCTGTAGTTCCTTGTAAAAAAGTCTTAATCTTTTTACTATATAAGCATAATGTTTCTATAAGGAGAGCAAAATGACTACTTTCTATGAAGGCCCAAGACCAGTTCTCAGAGGTGTAAACACCAATGATATGGTCAATCCATACACTACCATGACAGGTAAGGCCAAAGGAAAAGGCACCTACTCGTACTACCCGCTGTACAATACAACCCAGGTGCTCACAGGAGCACCAGATAGACACCACGTACCCGGTACAGGCTACTTCCCTGGCGACGTGTTTATGTCACAGCTTTTTAATGGCACAAGCCTTTACATACACCCTCTGTCTGGAACCTTTGCTGATGGAACTGCCACCTACGATGGTGTTAGATTCCGTCCAATGGAATACAAGGGCCTTGCAGCTGTTAGAGCTTTCCCATCTTCTTTCGGTCACGCTGAAAGAGAAAATGAGTACAAAGTTAGACAGTATAGTTTCAAAGGCATTGATGCAGCAAGAGCCCTTAATGCACCAGGTCATGGCCCAAGAACCGAAGCACAGGGCGCCCCAAGTACCTTTGGTGTCTTTAGACCAGATGAGGTTCAGGGCGTAGCTAGTGCTAAGATATTTACTGACAACTACGGCCAAGCTAACACAACAGGTGAATATGGAAGATACAAAGTCCAAGAGTGGAAAGGCGTTGCCTCTTCAAAAGCTCTCTAATTATTATTGTTCTCCAATCTCTTTAGAAAAGGACAATAGAATAACAGGAGCCTATGCTTGGGTGGCACTCGCAGCTTTCGTTGTAGCATACGACTCTTATGCTATTGGCACAAAAAAAGCAGAGACTCTAACTAGATATTTTTGGAGATCAACAGAAGATCCAAAAAAAAGTATTCTTCCACTAGCCAGTTGGGCAGTTATTACAGCCCATCTTCTGATTGAAAAGAATATTAGAAGAAAAAAATTTGGAGAACAAAAACAATAACATCGTGATATACTCTTTCTATGAGCATTCAACATTCCCGCCCCATTGAGGGCGGGAATGGTTTTTTTACCAGACAGTTTTATATCTTTAGATAAAGATACAGAGGATTAATTATGTCTATACAATCAGTGGAAGCACTGGCAGCAAACGGAACCATGTCATTTGACTTAGCAGAAAAGTATCTCAATATTTATATTGGCGAAGCTGACTGGAAGGAAAAGATAGGACAGCTTTGGACCGTTCAAAAGAAAAAAATAGGCGATGAACAAAAAGCAAAAGAGTTCATTAAAAAATCAGTAGCTTGCGCATGCCTTTCACCTGTTATTAATAAGGCAGTTATTCCGGATGAGAAACATGTTCTTCTTTTTTGGGTCAGTGGCTGGCCACAGTTTAATGAAAGAGATTGGTTTGATCTCTTGAGAGAAATAGCTAAAAAAGATTTAGAGATAGAAAGATATAGAAAAGCTATATTTTCTATGGGAATATTTGAACAGATAGACATGTCCCCCTTGACAAGACAAGCTTATAATTGGCTATACGAAAAAATGGAAAAAGAATCTTTTTCAACTGATGAGAAGAAAACAGAAGCAATAGAAAAAATAAAAAATTTAGTAAAGATATACGGAGGTGCAGTCATCTGCAATGTCTTTACTAACTATCATCTCAACATAGAAAAAGTTTTGAACTGGAGAAGCGGATATTTCATTGAGAAAGAAATTCATAAGGTATACTCAATGGAACAGATAATAAAGATCAAAAAAGCCGAGATGGCAAAAACAAACCCTAACTACATAAAGACACTAATTAATAAATAAGGAGAAATTTAAAATGTCCACAGAATCAATCACACCAGAAGCACCACAAGTTATTAAGTTATCAAGTATGTTCTCTTTTAAAATTAGTGATGACTTTATAGAGTCATACAGATCCAAGAAGGCCCCCTTTGGTTACAGAGATGCAGCAGGTAATTCCGTTGGGGAAATTACATTCTTGCGCACGTACTCAAGACTCAAAGAAGACGGCACCAAAGAAACCTGGGCAGACGTTTGTGAGAGAGTTATTAACGGCATGTACTCTCTGCAGAAAGATCACTGCAAGAAGAGTCGCCTTCCATGGAATGACGTAAAGGCTCAGGCTTCAGCAAAGGAAGCTTTTGATCGATTGTTCAATCTTAAGTGGACACCACCAGGTCGTGGACTTTGGATGATGGGAACACAGATTGTTAACGTCCACAAGAACTCAGCTGCACTGCAGAACTGTGCTTTTGTTAGCACAGCAGAAATGACAAAGCTCAATCCATCTAAGCCTTTCAGCTTTCTTATGGAGGCCTCAATGCTTGGTGTTGGAGTCGGTTTTGATGACAAGGGAGCAGATAAAGATTTCACAATATATGAACCAAGTAGAGCAGCAATTGTAGATGTTATCGCTGACGATCGTGAAAGCTGGGCAAGAGCTACTGGCGATTTAATTAACTCATTTTTAAAGCCAGATCAAAACCCTATTGAATTTGACTACACGCTTATTCGACCATTGGGTAGTCCAATCAAAACATTTGGAGGAACAGCATCTGGTCCAGCTCCTTTGATTAAATTGCACAATGCAATTAGAAAGATATTCTTGGGTCGTGCAGGTCAGAAGTTGACCAGAAAAGACATAGCTGACATAGGCAATCTAATTGGTGTCTGTGTAGTTTCAGGAAATGTAAGACGATCAGCAGAACTTCTTATTGGTAGAATTGACGATCAAGATTTCCTTAACTTAAAAAACGCTGAAGTTTTTCCAGAAAGAAACTCATATGATTCAGAAAACCCAGGTTGGGGTTGGATGTCTAATAACTCAGTAGAAGTTTCTGTGGGCCAAGATCTTTCTCCTATCGTTGATGGTATCGCTAGAAATGGTGAGCCAGGTGTTATTTGGATGGACATGTCTCGCAAGTACGGACGCCTTGCCGATCCAGCTAACAATAAAGATCATAGAGTAGCAGGCTTTAATCCATGTGCTGAGCAGTCTCTTGAATCCTACGAATGCTGTACATTGGTAGAAACTTACTTGGGTCGACATGATTCATTAGAAGACTATAAGAGAACGTTAAAGTTTGCATATCTCTATGCAAAGACCGTAACCCTGCTTCCAACTCACTGGGAAGAAACCAATGCGATCATGCAACGCAACCGACGCATAGGCACTTCGATGTCTGGAGTGGCAGACTTTGCAGACACAAATGGCATGCCAGTGCTTCGTGACTGGATGGATCAGGGTTACAAAACAGTCCAAAGATATGATAATATTTATTCTGAGTGGCTTGGTGTGCGTGAGTCAATTAAGATGACAACCGTAAAGCCATCAGGTACTGTATCAATCCTTGCTGGACAGTCTCCAGGAGTTCACTGGACACCAGGTGGAAAGTACTTTAACCGAGCAATCAGATTCTCAAATGAAGACCCAATGCTGCCACTGTTTAAGATGGCAAACTATAGAGTAGAGCCAGCATCTGAATCTCCTGACACAACTTCAGTTGTTTTCTTCCCGATTCAATCCGATGCAAAGAGAGCAGAGCGTGATGTAACAATCTTTGAAAAGATGTCGCTAGCTGCTGTTGCTCAAAGATATTGGTCAGACAACTCAGTATCCGTCACAGTATCTTTTGACCCAGAAACAGAATCTCAACACGTTGGGACAGTACTGCACATGTATGATGGTCAGTTAAAGACAGTGTCATTTCTTCCTTCAGGAAATATGATTTACCCTCAAATGCCGTATACGCAAATAACAGAAGAAGAATATAAGCAGGGTTCGATGGATTTGTTTCCAATTGACTTCTCAGGGGTGTATGCTGGAATGGCAGCAGATGCAATTGGAGAATCATACTGCACAACAGATGCATGCGAAATAAAGCTCATTAAAGATAATCAATAGGAAAACATGTCAGACTTTGAAGAAGAAGACATTAATAAAATGTTTTCAGAGATAATGAATTCTGCAACAATTGATGGACAAGGAAAATTGTCAGATGAATCGATTGTTGACCCTAAGTATCTTTTAGTTATTCAAGAATCATTAATGGATTGTCTGCTCTCTATTAATTCCATGATATATCGATGCTACGCAGACGCTGATTTTGTCCCGCCACAAGATACAGAAAACTTTTTAGCATCTTTGTATCAGGCTTCAGAAGATTTTTTTGTTCACATGTCAAAGAATGATGATATAATGGAAGCTCTAGAGGTTGAACTTCTCCTTTTAGGAGACGAAGACGAAGACGAAGAGGATGAAGAGTACTAAAATGTCTTATGATAAAAATATGATTAATGTTTTAGATAAAGGATATGTAAGATTGGTTGACCACATGGGAAGCGATCTTTCTGTGGCTAATGCAGCCAGAGCATCTTTTGCAAAAGAATCAAAGGAGTTTAGCACACAAGATGCTAGACTAATAAACTTCTTAGCTAGAGAAAATCATATGTCACCTTTCCGTCACGCTTTTTTGACTTATGAATTTAAAGCTCCATTAATGGTAGCTCGACAGCACTGGAAATACGTTGTAGGATCTGATCATACAATGGACTCTTGGAATGAATCTTCAAGAAGATATGTAACGATGGATCCAGAGTTCTATATTCCAACCTCAGAAGAATGGAGACTTGCTCCAGAAGACAAGAAGCAAGGCTCTCAGGGTTTAACTGATCCATTTACCGGAGCAACACTCTCCCAAGAGCTAATGGCATATGCAGAAAAGGGTGAAGCATTATATAATATGGCAATGCAAAATGGAATTGCAGCAGAACAGGCAAGACTATTTCTTCCAGCTTACGGAATGTATGTAGTATATAGATGGTCATGTTCCTTGCAGTCAGTAGCTCTTTTCTTGACTCAAAGATTAGCTGAAGACTCGCAGGTTGAAATTCAAAAGTATGCAGCTGCTATAAAAGATTTGACACAGCCACTGTTCCCAATATCTTTTAAGTCTTTAGTTCCAGAAGGAATCTTGTGATAAGTACAATACTTTTTGTTGTAGCTTTTTCTTTTTTGTTAAACTGGTGTATAAGTTTGCAGATCTTAGCGCAAACAGAAAAAGAAAATAGAACACGAATAATAGCTATAGGAATGTCTATAGTTGTTGGAATTACAATAGGCTTAATCGCACTTCAGTAGCATGTTAACAAACAAAGACATTAAGTATATGAAGCTATGTAGATATATAGCAAATACTTTTTCAACTTGCGGAAAAAAGAAGTACGCAGCCGTTATCTTGGATATTAATAATCATGTTATTGGCATGGGCTACAATGGTGGACCCAGTGGCATGAATCACTGTGAGGATGGTGGCTGTCCAAGATTCTTGGAAGACTCAAGTGCAGGCTCTATATATGACAATTGCATTGCTGTTCATGCTGAGCAAAATGCGCTTCTGCATTGCAATTATAGCTCTGGACCAGATAAAATATATGTTAATGGACCTCCGTGTTTTACTTGCGCTAAGCTTATAGCGAATAGTACAATCAAAAATGTATACTACATCGCCAATGATGAATACAAAAATTGGCCTATGGTATTAGAGTTCTTAAATAAATGTAATATCAATATCAATAAGGTAGAAGAATGGCAGCTGGAAAATTAAATTACATAGTAACATACGAAGGATTAAGCCAAGTGTTTGGTTGTGCTTCTAAGAAAATTGCACTAGAATCTCCACCACCAGAAGGGTATTCCCTAGAAAGCAAAAAGGTCTTGTTCATTACATTTGAGCCAGACAAAAATAATTTATGCGTATATGAAGTACCAAAAGAAGAAGTACTTAATGCAGAGTTAAAAAAGAAAAAGAATGACAATGAGTAAAAAGCAAAATCAAAAAAAGAAAATTACGATTAAAGTTTTACCTGGACAAGCAGTCTATGTAGCCAATGTTTCTAAGCTAGAACATATTTCGGAATTATATAGATCAATGTCTGACCAATCTGAAACACAAGAAGAAAAACAATCTTGGTTAGAAGTTTCGCAAGAAATAAATAAAGCTATATTTGAAACACATTTTATCCCAGAAGAAAGCTACGAAGATGAAGAATGGTAATCTCAAGATAATTCTTTCTATGCTAGCACTTGGTTATTTGGTTGGAGCTAGTGCATCAATCTCAAAAAAAAGAATTGAGAAGATGAGCTACAGCAAGAGTGATCAGTACATTAATAGATTAAAAGAGTTCTTTTTTGATGATTATCCAAAAGCCATAAAAAGATATTCGCAATATGTTCAATCAGGACTGTCACCAGAGGCAGCATTTGATATAATAGTAGGACCAATGCAACTCAGCACACTAACAATTGGAGAGATGAATGATTGACCTATGCGTTGTTAATCACAATACAAGACCACAGCTACAGAGATTTTTGGACACTCTGCATTCTGACATACTAAGTCCAAATGGCGCGCTCGTAAAAAATTGGAATCTTTATATTACAGATAATGATTCAACAGATGATATTATTCCATGGATCAGAGAGAACGAAGAGCGTTATTTAATTGATAGATTTTATCTAAGAAAAAACATAGGCTACTCTTCAGCTATTAACATGATGGCTAGTAAAAGTTCATCAGAAATTGTTGGAGTACTCAATGGTGACGTTTGGATGACTAATCAAGATTGTTTGGATATAGAAAAGATATTTGCAAATAATCCAAATATTCATATTCTTGGACCTAAGCAACGAGATGAAAACGGTCTAATTACACATGCAGGAATAGTCGGAACTAACACAGCTCCAAAACACAGAGGCTGGAGACAAGAGGATCCCGAAGATGTTCTATACAAAGATCAGATAGATTGTGTGACTGTTTCTGGCTCCGCCTACTTCGTAAGAAGAGATGTATGGGATGCTATGACTAACAATGAAAAGTACAGAGAGCTTTATCCAGATGCAGTAGGAGCCTTTCTTCCAACTCCACATTACTATGAAGAGACTTGGTGTTCTTACTTCGCCAGACATCTTGGCTACAACGTAGTCTATGATGGTTCGGTTTCAATTGGGCATAGCTGGCACGCTTCAACACCAAAACCTGGAGAAGGTATCAGTCATGCTGACAAATACTTTCCAATAAGTAGAGAAATTTTTAGAAAAGCATGTGACTACATGGGAATAGAAAGAGATTAAAATGACACAAAAATTAAACCCTTGGATATATAACGCAGAAGTTAAAAAAGTAGTTGATGGTGATACCTTTGATATTGTAATTGACCTTGGTTTTGATACTCTCAAAAAAGGAAGAGTTCGTCTTTATGGAGTAAACACTCCAGAGAGTCGCACCTCTAATTTGGAAGAAAAAAAAATGGGTCTTGCAGCAAAAGAGTTTACAGATCAATGGTTGACATCCTCTAATCATAAGGTTAAGATAGAAACAATCATTGATAAGAATGAAAAGTATGGCAGAGTATTGGCTAAAGTTTGGAACGATGCCGGAGCCTGCCTTAACGATGATATAATTGCATCAGGTCTTGCTAGAGAGTACTTTGGCGTTGGCGATAAAACATTTCAGGAATTTAAGAAAGATAAATAAATGCAAACCTTCTTGCCATATCCAGATATTACTGAGTCTGTAAAAGTTTTAGACTATCGTCGGTTAGGAAAACAACGCGTTGAGACTTTTCAGGTACTAAACATTTTGCTTGATAGAACGCCAACAAAAGGATGGAGAAACCATCCCGTTACACGCATGTGGACCGGATATGAAGAGGCACTAAAGCTTTATCAGAACTACACTATAATGGAGTGGATAAGTAGAGGGTATAAAAATAATATGAAGTTTGAAGTAATAGATCATAAAAATATTATTTACCCAACTTGGTTTGGCAACGAAGAATTTCATAGATCGCATAGATCGAATTTACTAAGAAAAGACTATGAGTACTATTCTCAGTTTTTTGAAGAACCATCTGATTTAGAATACGTTTGGCCAGCATGAGTATTACCGTATACCTAGCAGGTGCTATGGATTATGTTGGAGACTACGCTAAGGGTTGGAGACAAGAAGCTACATTCATGTTGTCTCAACGTGGTTACAAGGTGTTAGATCCAACTTCTATTCCTGAGGATTACAGCATATCTGCAAATGAGATTGCAGAAAAAAATCTCTTTATGCAGAAGAAATCAGATTTACTTCTGGTAGAATACATGTTAGAAAACAGAGCTTATATAGGAACAGATTTTGAAATGGCTTGGGCCAAAATGAATACTCAACCAACAATAGTTATGTGTTCTAATCAAAATAAAGATCGTCCATATATGAAATATATGGCCACAAAGCTTGCAGACAATCTGCAGGATGCTATAGAATATATAGCAGTACATTATCCAACAAAATAATAAAAGGAAAACAAAATGTCAGAAAATAAGTTCAAGTACTTTGCTGTTACTACAACCACTTTGGTTAAGGCAAACAACAAGGCTGATGCACAGAAGGTAGCCATGGGTCGTCGCAACACAGATGGCGAGCTTTTGTTCAAGTCAACCGACATTGAGCGTATTTCATCCATCGAAGCTCATGAGCAAATCGCAGAGCTCACAGCCTAATAGCTGATAGTAATTATTATCTTCCTGGGGGGGCCGCTTATAGTGGTCTCCCCAGTTTGATTGAAAAGGTATTTATGATAATTGCACAAATGGTCGGCAAAAATGAATCTTCCAGATTTTTGGAAGACGTTTTGTCTAGACTATCCAAACAAGTAGACAAAATTGTCTTTACAGATGACTGTTCTGAAGACAATACAGCAGAGATAGCTGGAAAGTACGCAGAAGTATTCTCCACTAAAGAAACAATGTTCACAAAACATGAGGGACATTTAAGATCTATTGCATGGTCACACTTAGAAAAGATTGCAAAACCAAATGATTGGATTGTAGCTATTGACTGTGACGAAATGCTTTACCATGAAGACGGAGTACAGCTTAGTGACGTTCTTAGACAGTCAGCTTATGATGTAGTCAACGTTCGCTTCTACCACATGTGGAACGAACAGCAGTATAGAGTAGATAAATTATGGGCACCAAATAATAGTTCAAGAATTTTTAGATTTCAATCTGGTGGAACTTTCTTTGATAGAAAACTTGCTTGCGGATCTGAACCAACCTATGTTGTAGATTTAATTAGAAGAAGAAACTATTGGACTCATTCTGGATTAATGATGAAGCATCTGGGATATATAAAAGATGAAGACAAAGTAGCCAAGCACGAGAGATACATGTCTCTTGATAAAGGTGAGTTCCATAATATAAAGCATATTGAATCTATCGTTGACCCTAATCCCGTACTAATGAATTGGAATATTAATGAAAACTTATAATACAAAACAAACAATAATTAAAGTAACAGAGATGCTAGAAAAGAAAAAGCGTTTTGCATTTGTTACATACACAAGATCAGCATTCTTTTCTGTCCTAGGAGACATCAAGGGAGACAAGAAGCCACCTAAGCACTTTGTTCAGGCAACATTAAGAAGCTTAACTCTTAGCGACAATAACTACATTTCAGCTACTCAACCAGATTTTATTGAATCGCATGGTCATAAGTTTGGTAAGTTAGGAATTGCGGATAAAGCTTTTTATGACGCTGGATTTTTAGAAACATATATTAATGAAAAGTATGACATCTTTAAGACCTTTATGGGATATTATTTCAAGCACAATAAAGTTTTAGTTGTGTCTTTTCAACATAAATCAAATATTGGAAAGTTTTTTTCAAAGGACTCAGCATTTATTAATGTTCCATATAATGATTTTTATGATAAGCTAGATTCTGTAGTAGCACAGATTACAGAATTTGAAGGCGAATACGACACTGTTGTGTTAGACTGTCCAATGTTTGGTGCAGCATTAGCTCCAAAGATTTGGGAGAGCACAAAGATGTCCATCTTAGACATGGGCAAGACTCTAACGGTAGCAAGAGCAGCTGATAGAAATCGATAGGTAATAAGTTGAAAAAGTGGGAACATAATCAAGATGACGATGAGTTTCTCACAGACCTTTTGTTTGAAAGCACTTTGTCTTTAACCGACATAGCCAAAGAGCTCGATGTTAATGTCAATCAATTAAACAAAAGAATAAATCAACTAGGTCTTTCTTGGATAAAGGAAAGACACAAGAAAATGTCCAGAGGTCAGACAGCTCTAACTCTAGTCATGAAAAAACTTCTTCCTGGTGAAATTATAATAAATGAACACCATTTAGGAGATAGACTAAAGTTAGATGTCTACTGCCCAAAGTATAAATTAGCTGCTGAGTACCATGGTAGGCAACACTTCTATTACACTCAGAGATTCTTTGAATCTAAATATGATTTTGAAGAAGCACAAAAAAGAGATCAAAAAAAGATAGACAAGTGTAAAGAGCTTGGAATAGCGTTGGTTGTTTTTAGATACAACGATAAACTAACAGAGCAATCTGTCTATGATAGAATGATAGAAGTCATCAGAAATGCTGATCCAGTTGAATCAGCTCCAGTAAAAAAACGTAGTGCCAAAGATAATCCAGCTTACATTCTCGCCAAGCAACGCAACGCAGAGATGAAGAAAGCTTATTATAAAAAAATGAAAGACAAAAAGAAAAATGATTCATGATGATAACGCAGAAGAAGTTGTCAAAGAATTTCCTGTTGAGTATCAGATATTTGCTCTGAGCCTTAGACAAGAGGGTGCAGTAGAGTATTTTGATACTAATCTTCCAGAAGATATTGTTGGAACAATACATGGTCAGACAGGAATAAATGAGTTTTATAGAGCAATAATTGGCTACCATCATGCTACTAAGCTTAATGTTGTAGACCCTGTTGCCTTTAAAGTCTGGCTTGAATCAGAAACAGATATTTATTCTGCATTGGGTGGAACTTCCGGTGTCGACACCATGATGGAAATTCTAATGTCTATCAATCTATCTACACCAGATTCTATCACAAAGATTGTAAAGCATAAAGCTAACAAGAGAAAGCAGCTCGATTATTTACAAGAGCTACAAATACTAATTACACAAAAGGGCGAGAAGACACCAAAAGATCTTGCAAGAATAGCTCAAATTACTTCTGAGATTAAAGACCTAGAAGGAGAGCTAAACTACAATCCTTTAGACAGTGTTAGTACAGCAAATGATATATCCAAAAGAGCTGAAGACCTTTTAGAAATTCCAAACTTTCTTCCTACACAATATAAGTCATTAAACAGAGCAATGGGATATACCGATGATGGAGGATTCTTTAAGGGAGCGGTCCATGCTATCATTGCCCCATCAGGAAAAGGAAAAAGCACATTTGCTAAATGCCTAGTTAATAACTGGGCAGACCAGGGATATAGGGTTCTCTTTGTTAATTTTGAAGAAGCCATATCTCATTGGGAGAGAGTCTTAATGACTCAGATAATTGGAAAGAATGTCTACAAAGAATCTATAAATTGGACACCAGAACAAAAAGAATATAACCTAAAAATATTTAAAGATAAACTTGAAGAGTGGGGAGATCGTTTTATGGTTAGACACGATCCAGAGACTCCTTACTTTGAGGATCTAGAAAGATGGTTGAGAGACATTACTGGAAACAATGAAAGACTTCCAGACGTTGTTGTAATCGACACGATCCAATCTATGTTTACCAGAGGAGGAAAGGGCAAGCCTCGATGGGGAGAATTTGAGGAGATGATGGTTCGTCTAGAGAAACTTGCTAGAGACATGAATTGCGTTCTCATCATTACTGCTCAGGAAAACTCTAATAGAATGAAAGAAAAAAGAGAAGTAGTTCAACAATCAGATACTGGTGGATCCCTTGCTATCCAGCAGAAGTGTGCTGTAACAATATTTATTACTGAAAAGAAGTTAATGTCTGGAGATGATTCAGAAGATGACAATATCATGCAGCTGCAGATACCTAAAAATAGAATTACTGGTTCAACATTTGTGTACGATTCTCCTCTTGTTAGATATGTTGATGAGAAAAAAACCTACGAAGAGTACGAAGCTATTACGGAAAAAGACTATAATAGAGATGTCGACTTTGATGTTGACGATCTAGTAGAAAAGATGAAAGTTATATAATATGGACAAGATAACCGTTAAGCAGTTAAAAGATTTTCAAATTTGTGGCAGACTGTATGACTATAGACATAACGAAAAGCTTTCAGAAAAAATAGGGAGTAGAGAAATATACTCTCAAAGATTTGAGAACACATTAAAAAGTGTAGTTAACTTTTATTTTTACAAAAAGCAGTCTGGATCAGCACCATCATATTCTTCACTATTAAATAGGTGGGAGAAGTTATGGTACCCCAAGGATACAACAGCCTATGACATAACACATGAGCAGCACGAAAGCCTGTACGGCAATAACGCAAGCCTTACAAGCAAAGCAGCTGCAGCTCTTTTAGGAATATCTGAAAACTTTTCTGATAGCTCAATTATTCCAATTGCCATAGAAGAAGATTTTTTTATTCCAATTAACGACTCAATAGCAATCCACGATAAATTTGACTTGATCTATTACAAGGATGGAAAGATATATGTTATTAAATGGGTTTTTAACATTAAGTTTAAAAAAGAATATCTTTATACTCATGATTTTGCTATCTTAAATATGGGGTACTGGAGTAAGTATGGCTTAAAGATTAAGACAACTGATTTTGGATATTATGATCTATTAAATCCTAAACCCAATTTTACTCAATTTGAAATTAAAAAAGAAGATGTAGAAACCGTAAAAGCCTGGTGTGATTCTATGGCAACTGAAAAACTTTTTCTTCCCAAAAGAGGAATGATTTCGTATTGCAATTCTTGTCCTTTTGATTCCCCTTGTTCAAAATGGAACATTAACATGAAGAAAGAAAGTCAGAATAATGGCTAAGAATATATTGGACCAAATACTTTCTGACAAATCAAAAGTTGTCCACAAGAACGAGGAAGATAAAATACTAAAGCCTTTGTTAACAGAAATAGATTATATTTTTGATGAAGGAATTAAGTCTTTCGTAAGATCAATTCTCTTAAGATCAAAAAGTATTTGGGTAATTCCTTCTAGTTTTTCTGGAAAGTATCATCCAATGGATGAGCACAACGAAGGTGGTAATCTACTGCACACTCAGAGAGTTGTGCGTGCCGCAAAATTAATGTGTGAGTCATACTCTTTAGGCAGAGAAGATACTGACATAGTTCTAGCTGCTTGCTTGTTGCATGACGTAACAAAAGGTATAATGGTTGATGGAGAAGATTCTTTTCATTATGACCCCATGCATCCTTACACTGTTGGCAGATTAGTTAAGAAGTGTCAAGAAGATGATGTGAAGTTTGCTTCTGAGTCACAGTCTTCTACTGTATTTTTATCAGAAGATATTGTTCAGTCAATACTTAGATTGGTACGTTGTCATTTAGGACCATGGTCACCAGTGCCAGAAACTATACCCATTACTTATATGGACATGATAGTACACATGGCAGATAATATTGCCTCTAAGCTACACTACATAGTTGATGGAGAAAATGTAATTGAGAAAAGATGGATTCTAAATAATGATGAATGAACAGGATGAAAGACTTCTAAAAAGATTTACTGCCATTAAAAAGATGGAATATTTCATAGAAGAATCTGTATACTATAGAACTCACTCTGAAGATATATCAATATTAAATAGAAAAATACTCTGGAATCCTGAATCGAATATCAACTCAACAAGATTATATGAAGATAGAAGCTGAAGAAAATAAATTTTTATCACAATGGAAACATTATGAGGTAGCACGATTCGTGCCAAACTTAAATAGGGTAATAAGAGACAAAAAGAATAACATGCCACTAATGTTATTAGAACATGAAGTTATTGATTACTCAAAAGCAAATGACAATACAGGAATATATACATCCGTTTTTGCGTACAACTCAACAGATATAGATTCTGCAGTTAGATTTGGCCCTCTTTATTTTGACCTAGATAGCTCCGACTTAGAGCTCGCTAAAGAAGATACGATTAAATTGTATGAAGAACTCAGTAAATATATTCCGAGTGAATCAATTTTAGTTTTTTTTACTGGCAAAAAGGGTTTTCATATTGAGTGTGAGCCTATAGCAATTGGAATTAATCCCAGTAATGATCTAGCTAAAATATATAGATATATAGCAAATGACATAAAAAATAAACTTTCTCTTCAGACATTAGACTTTAGTGTTTATGATCCAAGAAGAATGTGGAGATACCCAAACTCCAAACATCAGTCCACTGGACTGCACAAGGTTTTATTAAACTCATGCAACTCTGATAATCTTTTGTTTAAAGATACAAAAGATATTTTAGAGTATGCTGCTAAGCCTCAGTCTTTAAAAGTATGTGAACAATCTTTTAACTACAAAGCTAATGAATGGTATAGAAACTACACATATCTTATAGAAGAAGACTCTAAAAGAAAAGACGATCCTTTAGAATATTTTAACAAATATGGATCAACTGCTTTTAAGAATGTTGCCGAAACAAAAAAGGTCTTTGATAAAAAGATGCTGCTTTCTCGCTGTTCTGCAATAGGTAGACTTTATGAACAGGCAAAAGAACAACACTCTCTTGAGCATGAAGCGAGACTGTTTTTGTGCTCGGTTCTAACGTATACAGAAGATTCAATAAAATTTCTTCACGAGATACTCAGCAATTGTCATGATTATAATTTTGAAAAGTCATCTGCTCACATCAATGACTGGATAAAAAGAAGACAGATGGGCGTAGGGGGAAGACCCTATACCTGTGAAAGAGCTAACTCTGTTGGCGTTGGATGCGGAGCTTGTTCTCTGGATCAAAAAAATAAATGGGTTAAAGTTGGAAACAGATACATAGAGACACAAGAAAAGTCCTCTCCTTCTCCCATTAGGTTCGCATATAGAAGTATGAAAGAAGATGAAAACAATGGTCAACAATCCTGATGATGTTATTGGTGTTTGTTCTGAATGCAAATCAGATCAGCCAATGAAATATATGGAAAGCAATCCCTTTGCACAAAATGGAACAGCAGTACCGTGCAAGTACTGTGGAGGAATTGTTGTTATTACTTATAGGGAAATAAGAGACACTTCATTAAAGCAGGCGGATAGAGAACGAGGACTCTAGTGAAAAACTGGACCAACTTACATAATCATACAGTATTTTCTATGCTGGATGGTCATGGTGATGTTTATAAATATTTAGAACGAGCTAAGTCACTTGGAATGACAGGGCTTGCTACGACTGACCACGGAAACATTCACTCTTGGCTTGACTTTTACGACGCAGGCAAAGCTGCCGGTGTAAAACCAATCCTTGGTTCAGAGTTTTATCAGGCAAGAAAGACAAGATTTGACAGAGATGAAGAAGAAAGATCTGGTCCAGCAAAAAACGAATGGGAACAAAGAGGCCCTTACCATATAACTATATTAGCAAAAAATAATATTGGATATCATAACATCATTAAAATATCTTCTAAGTCTTTTGTTGATGGATACTATGGCAAACCTAGAATTGACCACGACCTTATCGCAGAGCACAGTGAGGGAATAATCGTTTTGTCCGGATGTCTTAATGGCGAGATATCTCAAGCTCTTTTAAGAAACGACTATGACTTTGCTTTAGATGCAGCAAAAAAGATGCAAGACATAGTTGGTAAAGAAAACTATTTTATAGAGATGCAAGACCACGGTCTTCCAGAACAAAGAAAAATTGCTGATCAGCTTGTAGATATAGCTAACAAAATCGGTGCAAAGATTGTTCCAACTGGAGACTGTCACTATGTTCAAAAAGCAGACGCAGAAGCCCATGACGTAATGTTATGTGTTGCAACAAACTCAAATATAAATAATCCAGATAGATTTTCTTTTTCTGTTGATGAATTTTATCTTCAATCATATGAGGATATGTCTAGAACATTTTCAGAAGATTGGTTAAAAAATACAATGGTAGTCAACGACATGATTGACGTTGATCTTTCTTTTGGTCAGATTCACTTTCCGAATTTCCCAATGCCAACAAAAGAACCATCAGTTGAATACTTTGAAAGACTAGCTTGGGATGGATTAAAGAAAAAATATGGTGATCCACTTCCAACTCAGATCATGGAAAGAGCTAATCATGAATTAAAAGTAGTAAAGGAAATGGGATTTCCAGAGTACTTCTTGGTTGTTTCTGATCTAGTTAGATGGGCCAAATCAAACGATATTAGAGTAGGTTGGGGTAGAGGTTCAGCTGCAGGCAGTGTGCTGTCTTATGCTTTTGATATTACAAACCTTGACCCAATTAGATTTGGTTTAATGTTTGAAAGATTCTTAGTAGAAGGTCGAAAATCAATGCCCGATATCGACCTTGACTTTGACGATAGACATAGAGATAAAGTAATTGACTATGCTAGAAATAAATATGGAAACGACAAAGTTGCACACATTTGCACCTTCAATAGAACAGGCGCTAGACAATCAATACGTGATGCTGCCAGAGCTCTTGGCTATGATTTTGTAACTGGAGATAAGGTTGCAAAGCTGGTTCCACCACCAGTGCTGGGTGTCTCTAAGAATCTATCTGAATGCATGGAAGTTGATGACTTTAAAAAAGAGTACTCCGTTAACTCAGAATCAAAAAAGATTGTAGACACAGCTTTTGGTTTAGAAGGTTTAGTTAGACAGACTGGAATACACGCTGCTGGAATTGTTATATCAAAAGGTCCACTGACTGACTATCTTCCTATTATGCAAAAAGGACAAGACAACCCAGTTGTTACTCAATGGGACATGGGAAGAGTGGAACAATGTGGACTACTAAAGATTGACTTCTTAGGACTAAGAAACCTTGGGGTGATAGATCAATGTGTTAAGCTCGTATCAAAAACTAGATCTATACACATAGAAGTAGATGATATTCCACTAGACGATAAAGCAACCTATGACGAACTATGTAAGGGTAATGCAATAGGAGTTTTTCAACTTGAGTCCAGTGGCATGCGTGAATTAATGGTTCAAATGCAACCACAGAACATAGAAGACATCATGGCATTGATCTCATTATATAGACCAGGACCAATGGGCTCTGGAATGGACAAGCTATATATCGACAGAAAGCATGGCAGATCAAAAGTTACTTATGATCACCAAAAGATGGAAAAAGTACTAGGGCCATCTTTAGGCATTATGTTATATCAAGAAGACGTACTAGGAGTTTCAAGAGAGTTAGCTGGATTCTCTTCAGCTGAAGCTGATGATCTTCGTAAAGCAATCGGCAAAAAACAAATGGATAAGATATCTTTGTTTAGAAATAAATTTGTCAAAGGATGCATAGAACATTCTTCTCTATCCGAAGATAGAGCAAATAAAATATACTCAGACATTGAATACTTCGGTGGTTACGGATTTAACAGAGCTCACGCAGCAAGCTATGCGATGATTTCATATGTGACAGCATACTTGAAGACCAATTACACAGTTGAGTACATGGCAGCTTTGATGAGTTCTGTTGTAGGAAATAAAGATAAGCAGTCTTTATATCTAGCTGACTGTAGAAAAAGAGGAATCAAAGTTGTTCCTCCTTCTATTAATTGGTCGCAAGAAGACTTCGGTGTCATAGATGAAAAGACAATTATCTTTGGATTAGCAGCAGTTAATGGGATAGGTTATGCGGTCTCCGATGCAGTTATTTCTAGTAGAGAAGAAGGAAAACCGTACACATCAATGCATGACTTCTTTAGAAGAACAAGCCCTGCTGTTTTAAAGAAGGGAACTTTAGAACACCTAACTAAAGCAGGTGCTTTTGATGAACTTATTCAATCTACATTAGATAACGATTTTGGTAGAAGAACAGAACTAAGACTGCTTGAACAAGAAAAAGAAGAGCTAGGACTTTATGTTTCTAAAAATCCAGTAGATGGTATATGGGATCTTTTGTCTGACAATATATCGCATGAAATAATTGAAACATCAGAAATGCCAGCTTCTTCAAGAGTAATGATTGCTGGCATTATATCTGGAGCTAAAAAGTTAATCACCAAAAAAGGTGCGAAGATGTTTAAGTTCAATGTTCAAGACATATCTTCAGATATTGAAGTCTTAGTTTTTCCTAGAGAAGCTAAAAACTATTCAGACGAATTCTTTAGCGATGGAGAAGTAGTAAAGATTACTGGCTCTGTTTCTAAAGATGGAGATGATGAAAATGCTGTTAGTAAAATTGTCTTAAATGCTTGCGAGAAGTTGGACCTGTCCACATTTGCAGGAGGTAAGCCAATATATTTAAGTACTAAAAAAACATTAACAGAAGTTAATTTAAAAGAAATAAATGATATAATTAATTCTACAAAAGGTGGCTCTTATGTCTTTATTGAGATAGAAGAGGGCACAAAGAAAATCAAATTTAAATTCAACAATACAACTTCAATCACTGTTAAAGAACAGTTAGAAGAACTTATCAAGGAGATAAAGTGACTATTAAAGGAACATATAAAAATCCTACGGAGAGACCATGCTGGACTTTTTGTCCGTCATGCAACAGATGTCAAGATAAGGGTAGATACTCTGCTTGCAGAGGCTGCTCAGGAAGATATGACCCAGAGGGAGTAACTGATCCTGATATTGATGATTATTGCGACTGCAAAAATGGAAACCTTAGATGGAAGACCAAGCAGGGTAAGTTAATCATGACACGATTTAAGACCAACCCATTTAAAGGAACAGTCAAGTATGAGAAAAAATCAGAAGACGAAAGAGACTGGGACTCTTATCTGGCTGACATGAGAGAAAAAATGAACGATCCAAACTGGAATCCAATAACTATAGTAGACGAGGATTAAAATGATAAAAGATGAAGCTGGACGAGTAGTACTAAATAATATAAACCTTATTGAGTATCAGCAAGAACAAGTATCTGATGGAAGATACTTTATTCAAGTAGGAGTAGTGGGTCTCTATTGTTCCGAAAAGGAGTTAAAGGACTTATATACAGTCCTTAATTACTATTGTCACATAGAGGATTTTGCAGAATGCAATATCAAAATAGGAGACGAAAATGTGGCCATACGTTGAAGACGATCATATGGAGATTGGCAACTCAGGATGGATTCCTGTAGGAGAAGGTCTTTTTAAGAATATGAAAACAGGAAAAATTATTGACGAAACAGGCGTTGAGTACGACGCTAATGGAAACGTCGTAGAGCAAGAGGATGAATGAGTTTAGAGATAAGAAGAATTGAAGACATAGATGACTTCACTAAGTTAACCCTTAGTGAGTTTAGCTATTCCAGAATAGACACATACGAGATGTGTCCTTCTAAGTATTTTTTTTCTTACATAAAAAAGGAACCAAGACAGTTCAATGGTCCGGCAATACTTGGAAACATAGTTCATGAGGTCTTAGAGAATACAGTATCTGCTGAAGATGTTTTGGACTTAGACGAGATGCACAACAAGTACATTGAGAGTATTGACTCATACGATCCAAACAAAGCTCTTTCTGAAGACCTATTGAATGCTGGCGCTCAGATCATAGATGAATTTTTTGACCTAAACAAAGATAAAACTTTTGATGTATATGGAAAAGAAATTGGATTTAAGTTTGTTATAGGAAACTATTCGATAATTGGATTCATTGACAGAATTGATGTTGTTGATGACAATGTTTTTATTGTGGACTACAAAACTGGAAAGAGAGAAGTAGCAGCAAAAGATGTTTCTTCCAATCTGCAGATGGGGATATATGCACTTGCTGCTAGCGTCATGTTTCCTGGTAAGACTATCACAGCTGCACTCCACTATCTTAGAACCAACAGACTTAAGGCCCATACTTATTCTAAAGAAGACCTAGAATTTATTAAACAGAAATTAGTAGAAAGAATTATGGTTATTGTAGAGGACCAGAACTTCTCTCCTACTCTCAATGAGAGAGTATGCTCTTTCTGTGACCATTCTCAAAGCGGGGCGTGTGCTGTGGGTGCAGTGAGATTAAAAAAATTTAGAAAGTATACATAAAAAAAAGCCCCAGGGAATTAACCCTGGGGCTTTTATGTTATTAACTATTAAATTAGAACTGCTCGACCGAGTCAAGCTGGGCAGAAGCAACCAAGTCAAAGTCTGACTCAACGACGATCTTTACTGCGTCATTATGGTCGAAACCAAGGGCACTGAGGTCCTCGATTACTGACTCGTTGATTGTCTGGCTGATGCTGTTGATGATTGTGTTTAATGTATTCATGATAGATACTCTATCACCTTTCTGCCTTGGTGGCAACTTTTTGTGGTTATTTTTTGTTTTTACTTTGAATATAAAGTATAATATATGTATGTTTGACGTCGATAAGGATAACACCATGAATACAGAAGTGACAACTCCTGAGCAGTATTTTTTTTCTAGATCCAGGAAAAGATCTCACCCAAATTTTAAAAAGATGATAGCAGAGGCAATTGATACTATCGTCCTTAAAGATGATAGTAAGAGCTCAAGGGGAAATGCGTATAAGCATACTAAGTCTGGACACAGGGAAGATTTAGGAATTGTCCTTAGGTCAAACTGGGAAGCAAACGTGGCGAGGATATATAACGCCTATGAGATCGAATTTGAATTTGAACCAAAAGTTTTTAGCTATCCAGTAAAGAGGGGAACAAAGGGTTACACTCCCGATTTCTATCTACCAAAACATGATGAGTGGTTAGAAGTAAAAGGTTACTTGGATGATAAAAGTAAAATCAAACTTAAAAGATTTAAAAGATATTATCCAGAAGAATTTTCAAAATTAACATTTGTTTGTAGCAAGTACTCAAACAATGCTAAAAGCTTTGCTCAAGAAATAGGGATTCCACAAGTAGTTTACTATGAAGAAATTAAAAATTATTATATGGATAAGATTCCATATTGGGAAGGAAAGTAGTTATGTCTAGCTACAAAGAACAGTATTATAGTTTAGAAGAAAACGAGATGCAAGACCTCATTGCTAAAGCAAAAAAGGGCTCTGCAAAATCTCAAGAAGAACTCTTAAAAGTATTCAATAACTTTTTAACAAAGTATGTAAGCATGTTATTCTACCGGAAAATATAGCTACAACGATTATGACATCAGAAGATTCATATCGCTATTTGTTAAAGATAACTTTGTTAGATTTGCACTCATGAAGAATAAATTAAATTCCGCTGGATATAAGCACGTCAATGAGTGCATGAGGCGGAATACTTTATATGACAAAGAGATATTGCTCTGAAGAGGACGTAAGGCAAACGGTAAATCTTACTTTCCTTCAATGCGTGCAAAGGTATGAACGAAGAGATTCTGAAAAAGGACCAATCCCATTCAGTGCGTTCCTTTATAGTTATTTCTTTTACTTGCTCAAAAAGAATGTCGACACATTTTTGATAGATCAACTAGGAAGGAAGTCATTCCCTCTATACACTGAGAGCTCTACAGGAGAAGATGGATCAGATCAAACTGAAGGATTCAATGTAGACACTATTGAGTACGCAGTAAGAGATTTAATTTTTGCAGGCAATGTAGATGAGTTTTGGGTACTGGGAGAAAACACTCAACCTCCTTTTGATCAACTCACCGTACAGGAGAGACAGCTTATCAAGTGGAAGTATGTGGATGGCAAGAAGTCTTCCGACATTGCTGCTAAAATTACAGAGCACCCAAATACAGTTAGAGAACACATTAGCAAGGTAAAGATCAAACTTAAAGATATACTGTTGTCTGACGGAATGCAAGAATTCTTATTGCTAACTAATATAGAAGGAAAGTAAATTGGAAGACAACTACAGCATTTTAAACGGTTTGTATAACTTTTTAAATCCGCAATTAAGAGAGATAGTTCAGGCGTTTTCTAAGCCAGAAGATCTAGACAAATACTTTATTGAAATACCAGATGTTAATTATATTGATTTAACCATTCATGACCTAGCTTCTTTGGTGGCAAGAGCATCAAATGTGTACAGCAGAGTCGCAAGATTCGCAGGAATAGCTAGGGCTCAAAGAAAGCTTTTAGAAGGAAAATACAAAAGAGTATACAAGGCTAATCGTTTTGGAAAGAATGAAGCCGAAAGAGAAGCCACCGCTATAGCAGCAGCCGAGAAAGAATATGAAGCACTTACAGCAGTTGAAGCTGTTGTCGAGCTTGCTGAGTCAATGGAGTCAGCTGCTCGAGTTTCTTCTGAATCCGCAAGAAAGCTAATGGATAAAGTCCAGTCTATGCAAGTTGCTAATGCTAGAGAAGACAAGGGCTATTATTCAGAAAAAGATTACAGCACATTTTAGGAATACATGTACATAGGTCATTACAAAGCAGTCAAATCAAACCAAGAATTTTTTTCTATGATTAGAAATAGTCTTGATTTTCCAACCCAAGCGGAATACAAAGGGGAAAGATATCTTCTTCAAACAACTTACTCGGTAGCTTCTAAGTCGATGCAAAAAAGAGTTACGGATAGAGCCGATGAACTTGGCATACCTAGAGATATTAATGTAGACTAATATGAATATAGAAGTTTTTTGCGACGGTGCCTCGAGAGGTCAAGGACAAAAAAAAGTTGGAGAAGCTTCTTGTGCCGTAGTTGTTTATAAGAACAGAAGAAAAATAGCACAGTTTGCTAGAGGACTTGGTCAAAGAAGTAACAACGAAGCTGAGTATGAGGCAGTAATAGCAGCACTTCTCATGTGTTCCATGTCAGACTTAAAAGATCCAATCATATATACAGACTCAGCGGTAATAGCAAATCATATCTCCGGAAAATGGAAATGCAAGAACGCTGCCCTTCTTCCTCTTCTGATGACCATAGAAGACATAAAAGAAGAATATCAATTTAGAGTATTGCAAGTTCCCAGAGCTTTTGTATGGGAGGCAGACATGTTAGCTAATGAATTTTTAGATCAATTAAAAGAGAGAAAAGCAAGTAGTACAGAAAAGTAAATGGTAGAATAGAGAGTATGAGTATTAATTTTAAACAAGACTATCCAATTGTTATCGGACTTGCAGGGAAAGCTGGAAGCGGTAAAACATCAGTTGCAGAATATCTCGTGCCAAAGGGCTCTATAGAGACAACATTATATGGAATGAAGTGGGATCACATATTTTATGCCCTACCACTATATGAGATGGCATCTATTAAGAGATCAATTAGAGGATTCAATCAAGAGTCAAGACAACTGTATGCCATTCATGATACCCTTTATGACATTTATGGCAGAAGTCCTATCGGAACGATACCGGATTACGAAACTTTTGTATCAAAAGTAAAAGAAATCTACAATCTTTCAATTGAAGAAGAAGGTGTCAAGCCTCGATCATTTTTGCAGAAATCTGGTGACATTTGCAGAGAAGGATATGCGGACTGCTTCTCCGATTGGGCTATCACAAAGTCAACTAGATTGTATAATTCTTACAGAAAAAATCTGAATGAAGAAGACGATGAACTTCCTTTCGTTGTATTCATATCAGATGTAAGATTTGTAAACGAGGCAGAAAAAATCCTCAATCAACCCAATGGAATTGTTATCTGCTTTGATGCTAATGAAGATACTTTAAATGATAGAATATTAAAAAGAGATGGAAAATTAATGAGTAGCGATCAAAAGAATCACATATCAGAACAACAAATTGATACAATTAAATCTATGGCCAGCTTGATTATTTCAACAGATAACATGACCATAGAAGAACAAGCTCAGGCAACACTAAAGGCCTTAGGAATACTAAAGGAAGCCAATGCCTAAGGTATCTAAAAGCGCATTCGAACAATCAACAGACTCTCCAATAGAACAGGTAGTAAACTTAATGGCACAAGAAATATCAATCTCTACAAATCCAGTATTTATTTGTGGAGTGAACAGAAAAATAAATATAGGCAATTTCGAGAACATCGACGTATATGCTGGGATCACTATCCCGTTGTCTAATATTGACCCATCTGATAGAGAAGCTCTTTCCGAGGCAATTCAGGCTGCAGCAGCAGACGGATTTGCTATGGTCTCAAGAGAGACTGGTGAAAGATATACTCTAATTAAAGAGTCTCAACAAGGAAAATAATTATTTTTGGTTGTTTTTCTGATAGAAACAATGTATTATAATTATTGAATTAATTCAACTATTAACTAAGAGGTTAAAATGATTAACAAGCTAGCAAAGAAAGTCACCTCATTTTTGGTGGGTTTCAAGAAGAAAGATGCAAAGTCCGTTCAGGATTCTGTTATCAACAAAGTTATTGACAAGGTTGCCGAAGACATCACTGAGGTCGCAGAAGTAGCAGAAAAGGCAGTAGAAAATGTCTTGGAAGTTGCAGCTGAGGAAACCAAGAAAGTAACAAAGGTTGTGGAGACCAAGGTTCCAAAGGCTCCCAAGAAGGCAGCAGCAGAGCCTAAGAAAGCAGCAGCTAAGCCTAAGGGTAGACCAAAGAAAGATCCACAATAATCTTCAAAGATTAAAGGGTTCTCTTAGATTTAAAAGTTTAAGGGAACCCTTTTTCTGTTACTATATACCTTATGTCATATGCGCAATATCGAAGATTAATTAAAGGAAATTGGTCAAATAAAGATTCTGATCAAGAACCTAATCCCGATGAGCAGCAAGAAGATTTACCAGTAGAAGAAGAATAATAATAATGGTAATGAAAAAAGTAATTGGAATTAGTGGTTTTAAATATGCTACTAAGCCCAAGATGGGCACCAGTAATGTATTTAATGGAATTTTCTTAGACGCTTATGGCGAAAAGAAAATGACTAAAAGTTCTAAAAAGCAACAAACAAAAGCGAAAGGCAAGAGCAAAAATGGCAAAAGCAAAAAAAGCAAAAAGTAGTTCAACCCCAAAGGGTGGAGCAGCTCCAAAGTTAAACTCTAACTTTATGTACGGAACAATGCCAAACGCATCAGCTCCAAAGGCTGCTGCAAAGGGTAAGAAGAAGTAATAAAAATGGCAGCGCCAAAAGACTCCAGGCTTAAAAAGGCTGGGGTAAGTGGCTACAATAAGCCCAAGAGAACACCGGATCATCCTAAGAAGTCTCACGTAGTTGTGGCTAAGCAGGGGTCAAAGGTTAAAACAATTAGATTTGGTCAACAAGGTGTTTCTGGATCTCCCAAAAAACAAGGGGAGTCAAAGTCTTATGCAGCTAGAAGAAAGTCCTTCAAAGCTCGTCATGCATCCAATATATCCAAGGGACCAATGTCAGCAGCCTATTGGGCAGACAGGGTAAAATGGTAATATGGAAGCAGTTTTTGTCGCATTAATAGCAGCTGTAGGCGGAGTCCTAGCAGCGCTTGTGCAAAAGGGACGTAAAGAAAATAAAGATGACCACAATGTGGTCGCTAACTTGCTAATTGGTGTGAAAGATGATATCATTCATCTTCATGAAAAGATTGATCATGTAGATGATCAAGTAGAAAAAGTCGATGACAAAATAGATATGCATATTAAGTGGCATCGGAAAACAAAAAAAATAATACTAGTATTAAACAAGGAGAAAATCATGGCTAAGAAAATGTCAGCAAAAGGTGGTAAGGGAGTTTCAGCTCCAGAGCCAACAGTAAGTGCCGGTCAGGCAAAACAGGGTGTTCGCCCAATCAAGAACACAAAAGGTCAGAACATTGAAAAGAAGGGTGCATCAGCTCCAAAGCCTGCAGCCTCAACTGGTCAGATGAAGATCGCAAAGCGCCCAATTAAGAACACCAAGGGCAAGGTTATCGGCTGATAACCCTATAACATAGGTGTTTGATTTGAATATGGGGGTGGTACTATGATAGGTATCATCCCCATATTATTATCTAAGGAGTAGCATGGCTGCAAAAAAATCAGATAAGAAATGGATTCAAGGTGCAATCAAAAGACCTGGTGCCTTTACTGCTAAGGCCAAGAAGGCAGGAAAGTCTGTTTCTGGCATGGCAGCTGCTGTTACCAAGAATCCAGGAAGGTACAGTAAACTAACTGTGCAGCAAGCAAACCTTGCAAAGACGCTTAGAAAAATAAATAAAGGAAAATAAAATGGCTGCAAAGAAACCAAAATCTTCTGTCTACAACAATGCTAACAAAGTTTTAGACGACAGCATGGATGGATCAAAAAGTGTTCCAAAAGTAAAAAAATATGGGCGTGAGGCATCAAGTGCTAAGACGTTCAGCTCTAAATTAAAAACAACAAACAAAAAGAAAAAGTAGGATAATATTATGGCGATGAACAAAGCATCCAATAAGAAAATGATGGCTAAGCCAGCTGCTAAGCCAGCTGCTAAAACAGGTGGCATGACCGCAGCTCAAAAGAAGCTTCCACCATTTATTCAGAAGGCTATTGCTGCAAAGAAGACAGCAAAGAAAAAATAATGGCTAAGGTAAATAAGCCTACAAAAGCTGCTTTGTGGTCATCTGCTAAGTCACAGGCTAAAGCAAAATTTGATGTTTACCCTTCTGCTTATGCGAATGCATGGGCAGCTAAGAAATATAAATCAATGGGCGGAACTTGGAAAACAGTTTCTGCAAAGAAGGTAAAGAAGAAGTAAGCTATGGCTGGACCTAAAGGCGTTGGTTTAACAAAGTGGTTTGACCAAAAATGGGTGAACATAGGTGCTCCTAAAAAGGGTGGAAAATACCAGCCATGTGGAACATCTGGCGCTGGAGGGTCTGGCTATGCTAAGTGTGTACCAGCTGCTAAAGCCAAAGCAATGAGCCCGGCTCAAAAAAAGAGTGCAGTGCAAAGGAAAAGAAAATCTGGAACTCCCGAAAAAGGATCAAAAGGCCAAGCTCCAAAAAATGTATCAACATTTGTAAAATCAAAAAAGAAGAAATAATGTCAGAGGAACAATCCTTTAGTGGCTTTATGCCAATGATATCTCAGATCAGCATTAGTACAGAAAACACAATGATGAATACTGAAGGGGAAATTCTGAAAGCTCATGAATTCAAAGTTACCACTAGAGATAATAAAGACTATGTTTTTAGCATTGAGAACGTAGATCTTATGAGACTTTACTTTTTAATAATGAAAATTAATAATTCTTAATTCTTAAGGAGAATAAAATGCTACCGAGTAGAGGCGTACAAGATATAGCAAGCTCTGTCATGAGATATGCGGGAACTAGCAGCGGTAGAAAAACAATCGGTGGAGGCTTAGCTGTCGGCGGTTCTGCTGCAGCACTTTACGGATATAGTAGAAATCAAAATAAACCCGGACCCATGTTGATGGGTGGAGGAGTTGCTTCTGTGGCTGGAGCAAGCATGCTTGCTAGTCGCATGAGATAAGTTCTTTTTAATTGCTATGCAAAACTTAACATTTTTTATACTTATAGGCATGATGTATGCCTCCTTTTTTATTGCAAGAAAAAAATAATCCTGCTATAATGTATTCCTAAATAAAAGTAAGGATACATATGAGTGAATCAACATGGACGTGGGTCCTTTTCGCTATGGAATTAATTGGCGTTTATGGAAGTTATCAGGTTGGAAACAAAAAATGGTATGGACATTTAATAGTTGCCCTACACTCTCTTCCTTGGGTGGTGTATTCATTAGTATTTGATAAGCCAGGATTCCTTGCTATGTGGATACTGTGGCAGTGGGTTCACTGGAGAAATATGTTTAGATGGAAAAAAGAAGATGCTTAACAGAAGAATTTATTGTTTTTGGGTTGGACACAATAATCAAGAAATGAATGAAAACAGAAAAGCTGGATTGGCTAGCTTGTTTCTTAATTCAAAAGTAGAAGTTATATTAGTGGACAACGATAATCTTAGTTCATATATTTTAGATGAACATCCATTGCACGAGGGGTTCCAGTATCTTTCTGATGTACATAAGGCTGACTATTTAAGAACTTATTTTATGCACCACTATGGTGGCGGATATAGCGACATTAAGCCTTGCTCTTGGGATTGGAACCCTTACTTCGATGCACTGGAAAATAGTTTGGCTTTTGGAATCGGAGCTCCCGAAGATGAAGGCGAGCTTAGCGTTACTCCGAATCAAAGACCATGGCTTGGACAACACTGGGATAAGCTGATGACCAATGATCTTTATATATTTAAGCCATACACAGCTTTTACAGCTAAGTGGTACAACAAGATGCTGGGTATAATGGATGAAAAATTACCAATGCTTAAGAAGAATCCGGCTAAAGACTCAAGAGAAGCTGCGGATACTTTTGTTACAAAATATCCAATTCAATGGGGTGAACTATTACTTGAGGTTTTCCATCCACTGTGCTACCAATACACAGATAGATTATTAAAAACAATGCCGTACCCGGTTACGATTGACTATAGATAATATGAATCCTTCAACAATTCCACAAGGTCAAGGAACTAAGGTTGTCATTGGTACCAGAACATACCTTGGTCCTGATTGGATACACGTAGATATAGATCCATTTCCTCTTTATTCACATGATGATATATGGAAAGAAGTGGATATAGTTTGCGACGCTAGGCAGATACCCCTTCCAGATAATTATGCTGACATAGTTTTTAGTTCTGAATGTTTAGAACACTTTGAATGGAAAGAGTATAAAAATGCACTGGTCGAATGGCATAGGATTCTTAAACCAGGTGGTTTAATAAGAGTAGAAGTTCCTGATTTTTTGGCAGCTTGTAAACAATTAATAAATATGAATTCCCTAGAAGGTGACAGAGCTTTACAACAGATATTCTTTGCAGAACAGATGAATAAAAATGATTTTCATTTTGTTGGTTTGACTTACAGAATGTTAGCTGATGATTTTAATCAATTAGGAATCAAAGTTACTGACATCAAACATGGCGATGAAAAAGACTGGAGCAAACTAGATGATGTTTCCAGAGTTTTGGATCAGGATTATATTCTAAGAATAGACGGTATAAAAGAATAACATGGTTACAGATTGGTTTGGAAATACTGTAATTTGCACAGCAGTAACTGGTGGATACGATTACCCTACGAGTCAAGTAGTCATACCGGGAGTAGATTATATATATTTTACTGACGGCATGTCTATATTTGACATCTCTAGTCCCTGGGATGTCTATCTTCTTCCAGAAGTAGACGCAAATTTAGACAACAGAAGAAAGTCAAAAAGACCAAAATTAAATCCTCATTCAATAGATATTTTAAATAATTATAAATATTTTATTTGGATTGATGGAGAAATTTGTATATTAAATCCTAACTTTGTTTCTGAGATATTGTCTTACATGAAGAATGGTTTTGTAGCATCGCCGCATCCAGATGCACTAGGAAATCCTGGAAGATACTGCGCCTATGGCGAGGCAACAATTAGGCCACCAAAATATGCAAACGAACCACTAGATGCACAATGTGACTTCTATAGATCTGAAGGTTTTCCAGAAAACTATGGTTTATATGCTTGTGGAGTTTCTGCTAGAGATATGACTAATCCAAAAGTTAAAGAACTTGGAGAGCTGTGGCACAAACAGAATTTAGAATGGTCATATCAAGATCAAGTAAGCTTTCCGTATTGCCTATGGAAGACTGGCTTTGAACCAGATATACTACCTAACAGCCTTTACCATATGAATTGGCTTTCATTAAACATACATACAAGAGAAGAGTAAGAATGAAAAAGTTAAAATTTAACCTTGGAGGGATAGGCCGAGGCGGAGAAGATTATAAAACAGTTAACCTAGCAGAAGTTTGTGATATCGAAGCTAATATAATGGACCTCGATTCATTCTGTGCCGATAATAGTGTAGATGAATTTTTTCTTTCTCATACTCTTGAGCATATTTCCGTTTTGGAATATAAAAGTTTTCTTCTGCACATGAAGCGAAAGTTAAAGAATGGCGGAAGAATTAGGATTATCCAGACAGATATCGGTCGACTTATAAAAATGTGGGCAGATGGACACATTAGCTTTAGAACAATGAGAGCTCCAATATTTACGCCAGCTACAAGATGTAGTTCTAATATCCTCCAGCAGCATCAAAGCATGTGGTCTCAAGAAGAATTGATAAGAGACTTTGAATCGATCGGCATGCAGGCTGAAGGCTTTGACGCTGGGTACTGGCAATATGATGTAGAGGACGATATCTTTCCGGAAGATACTACAAAAGATTACGGTAAGGATATTCCAAACCTTGGCGTAATTGCTACAAAGTAGCTTACTATAACAATATATATAATTCTAAAAGGAGAAATATAATGCCCAGAAAATACCCATATTATCCAAGTTTTGATCGGTAAGAAGGCAGGAGCAGGCACAGAGTGGTTTGTAAATGCCTGTGCTCGTAGATGGAAGACTAGTAACATGGGAATTTACTCCCCTAGATTGATGAGAAATTCCCATACCGCTGGTAAAAAGATTGGCGATCCAGGAATGGAAAAGTGGCTATCAGTTCACGCAACTGGTGCAGCAGCGGACATTGGTTACACAGACCGTAAAATCGGTGTAGCAATGTGGGATTGGTTCCTCGCAAATGCCGAAGCTCTTGGAATTGTAGAGATTCATGACTACGCTTATGACGCAAACGCATCTGACAAAAAGCCAGGCTATGGTCGTGGCTTCCGCTGCTCAAGAGGCGAAGGTGAAAAAGGCGTAAAAATTTACGATGCTAAAGATAACGCTGGATCATTCGGTGGCAAGTGGATTCATATTGAATTAGAGCCAGAGTTTGCAAAAGACGCTGCAAAGATGGAAGCAGCATGGAGAGCTTTGCCAAAGCCAGGCGCATGATAAAAACTATAGTCATATCATTAATAGGACTTTCTTTTCTCTTAATGCCTGCGGCTTTATTGTCTATCATTATAGATACGATAAAAAAAAGCGACCCAGACATAGAAATAGATTGATTATCTGATATACTAAAAGTCCTTGCAACGGAGGCACATGATTAGACCCTGGCTTAACAGCTGGGGTCTTTTCTATTTGGCCGCCGCACATTTGACCTAGCTTCATTACTATAAGGTATGACTACCTGGAGGGGTAATGAAACTAAAATCACGTAATGGATCTTGGATCCTTGTATTGCTATTCCTGATAGCTTGGATTTCCCCAATAACAGCAAGGGCTACTAGCACTCATGTCTCTGTGCCAAATGCTGGCTTTGAAGACGGCACACTAACTGGCTGGGACAGAGGTTCACAGACTGGAACACTTGGTTCGTCAATAGACGGCAACGGAACTGGCGTAACTGTCTTTAGTGGTTCTAGATTATTTAGTCACGGCGCACGTAATGCGATGGGTAATCCTTCAAGTCCGTACTATGCACCAGCAGTTGCTGCAGGCACTTGGACTTTTTCACCAAAGAACGCAACATACGCAGCACTGCTTCAACCAAAGGGAGAGCAGACATTTACTCAAGCTGCTGTAGCACTTGGACTCTCTGGAAACCAAACATCACAGGTAACAAGCATGCTATCATCACAAGCACAGGCATCAGGATTTGGTGGAGGCAATCCTACCGATGCTGCGTGGATTACTCGTGAAGTAGAGCTCACTGCTGGTATTACTTATACAATGGCTTGGAACTACATGGCTACTGATTATGTTCCGTTCAATGATGGCTCAATAACTTCGCTTGTTCCTGTCACAGTTGCATCGACTCCAATAATAACAGTCAACAACTTCGAGCAGTCGTATGCTCTTCTTGGTTTCTCTAACCCGGGAACTGGCGACTACTCAACTAACTCGTACGGCTCAACTGGTTGGCAAATGTCAACATACGAAGTCTCAGTTACCGGAACTTATAAGCTTGGCTTCACAGTATTTAACCTCGATGATACTGCACTTTCACCAGTCTTAATGGTTGACAGTGAACTTGGCACAACACTCTCGTGCGATCAGGTTGGTGGCTCATGTGAAACATTTGGTGGCGTTGAGCCCAATAATGAGACAGCTCCAACTCTTCCTCCGACTACAACAACAGAGCCAGCACCAACGACAACCACAACAACCCTTCCTCCAGCAACATCTCTTGAAGTAACAAGCCTTGATGACAATACTTCCGCTGGAACATTACGTTGGGCAATCACACAAGCAAACGCTCAGAGCGGTGGTATCTACGACAGCATCACATTTGCTGATGGTCTTGTGGGAACAGTTACTCTTACTTCAGATCTTCCAGCAATTACACAAAGCGTGTCAATCACTGGTAATGGCATGGCTAGCACAATTATCGATGGCGATAATCTTTATCGTGCTATATATAACAATGGCCAAAGAACCATCACTATCAGCGATATGACATTAAAGCAGGGGAAGAATACCACAGGCGGAATTGTCTGGACAAACCAAGGGGCACTTACAGTTACTAATGTCAAGTTCACAGCCTCACAAGGTTACGCATGGTATCAACAAAATGGCACGGTTACATCATTTAACAACTGCCAGTTTACTTATCTTAGCGGTGGCATAAGTTCCGACCACGGTTCAACTCCAAGTGCAAAGAGTCTCAACGACGCTGACTACACAAACAGAGTGTACATTAATAATTCATTGTTTACAAATAACGGAACAGCAGTTGGCACTGAACGATTTGTAAAAGTAAACAACTCCACATTTAATAATAACGGAGTTGCACTTCAACTTCAGGGTCTTAACCGCCAGCAAGTATTAAATTCCACATTTACTGACAACTCATCTGCAGTCTATATGTTCTCATGGATGCCGACTCAATGGGCCTATGGTGCTGACAACCAGTTAGTGGAAGGCAATACATTTACTCGCAACACATCTGCAATCAACTTTAATAACTACTTTAATAATGGATCCAAAACGTATAACGATACTGGCGCTAACTCTTGGTCAACAGCACGTAACAATACGTTTGATGATAATATTACAGATATTGTTGGTGGGTTTGGAATCGTTGATGATTCAAATACAGTTGTAACTACAACAACTACAACAACTACTACCACGACGACTACGACCACGTCTACTACCACTACTACGACTATCGTTCCGACTACAACTACCTCTGAACCAGAACCACAGCCAGAAATAACCACCACCACAGTATCTCCTCCTACTACTAATATTCTTGAAAAAATATTTGAACCAGTAGATACTCCAGAAGTTGATCCAACTCCAGTTA